ATGAAAAACACAAAAAATGACAAAAACACAAATCAACCAGTTCGTACCAGAAGAGACAACGGAGCAGGTTCAATTACCCTACGAAAAGACGGAAGATGGATGGGTTCAATTCAGTACGGATATAAAGCTGACGGTAAACCAAAGCGCATTACCGTCTACGGAAAAACACAGCAAGAAGCAAAGAAAAAACTAAGAGAGAAAAGTGAAGAGTTTGTTAAAAACGATGGCAATATCATATTAGCTAAATCAATTAAGGATTGGTTTTCAGAATGGTTGTACAAGGAATTGAAATATACCTTAAAACCGAAAAGTTTTGATGCAAAAGAAAGAACGATCAATAAATTTATTATTCCAAATTTTGGTTATATACAAATTAACCAGTTGACATCTAAAGATGTTCAAGCCCTTATAAACAAAATGGTGAAACAGGGGTATTCTTTATCCCAAATAGATAAAGTAAAAACAACAATAGCACAAAAATATCGCTTAGGGATGCAAAATAATGAAGTAACAATAAACCCAGCACTTAATGTGAAATTGCCAGCATCATTGAAAGCTGAGGTGGATACTAAACAGGTTTCAGCATTAAGCGAGGAAGAAGTAAAGAAATTAACCGAGCTGGCGTATAAAACACATCCTAATGGAACAAAAATATACTCTAGAGGAGAATTTATTGTATTTTTGCTCAATACTGGCTTAAGATTTGGAGAGGCAACAGCTTTAACTTGGGATGATGTTGACTTTCAAAACCACACAATTACTGTTAATAAGAGTTATGTTACAGTATTAAATCGGGATAAAAATAATATCAATCCTCGAACCAAAAAACCTTATGCAACTACAATGGTATTGCAACATTCTCCAAAGACAACACGCAGTACAAGAATTATTCCATTAAACAAAGAAGCTCAAAGAGCTTTAAAAGGTTTATGGGATTGCAATAAAAAATACGAGTTGGTATGTGCTAACGAGAATGGAAATCCTAATAGTTCATCTAATTTAAACAGAAGTTTAAAATATATGCTTAAACGGGCGGGTATAAGCACCTCGTACAGTGTTCATTCATTGCGTCACACCTTTGCCACACAGTTATTTCGTAACCATGTGGATATAGAAATAATTAGTCAATTATTAGGACACGCAGACACTACGATAACCTACAACACCTACATTCATATTATTCAGGCGGAAAAAATTGAAGCAGTTGGTTCGTTGGATTTTGTGAAATAAAATACAAAAAAATAGGGGTAACTCGATTTGAGTTACCCCTAAAAATTTAAAAACTATGGGAAAGTCATTAACCCTCTCAATACAAAACCTAATGGTTTTTGATACCTTATTTTGTCTTATAGTCTATGAAACATAGGAACACAGTCTGTATTAATAATTGATTTGTCTGGTTGCATATATCTTGCAAACTTTTCAAAGAAGTTCCTTTTGTAAAAACTTTCTGCTTGTGGCACAGAGTACAACACCACATAATCGCATCCACATTGTGATTCGCTGAAATCTCTAATTGTCGAAATTATAAACGACAAAAATACATCTCCATAAGTTCCGTCCTCTGGATTATCAGAGTAATCCCTATGTTGATACGCCACATCTAATGCGAACATTTTTATTTCAACCGCAGGAATAAGAGATAAGTTGTCGCCACTGTTATGTATAATACTTGAACAAGACAATGAATAGATACACGCAGCTTTATTTGTTTTGTTATCGACATACATAAAGCTCACAGCATCTGTAATATCTGTAGAAGTATCTATTGCATACTGGTTTAAATAATCGTTGCCACAATTAAAATTTTTACAATACTTATAAGTTTTACCATTTAATCTTTTTAAACTAAACAACTCTTCTTTGGCAAACTTTTTACTTCTTCTTAGTTTCATCTTTAAGAATTTTTCGCAACGACTGTGCTCTCTTCTCAATGATTTTATTATGCTCCTTAGATGACTTAATGCTAAAAAAATCATTAGCTTTCTTGCTGTCAAGGATGAATGCCTGTCTTGGTTTTTGCATAACTGCCATATCGTTACTCCCTTTCTTATTCTTTTTTCTAAAGGAAAAGCACATAACACACACACCTTAATAATGGTACTATTATGATATGTAAATGTGTACGATAATATACACCTTTCCTTGTACCTACATAATACTCCCTAAGCGTATTAAAAGTCTACCTATATTTAGTCATCAAATGTACATTTGTTACCAATTTTTAACTTGATTAAAATTCAACCGATTTATTATTCGCTGGTCGGATGCGAAACATATTTATCGAGCCAGTCACTTATTAGTCGCCAGTGGTGGGCGACAATCATTTAAAAGGATTATTTTAATCCCATTTGATTTCATTTTTATTATACTTAGATAATCTATCTAATATCCATTGCTTTTTGTGGTGAGACTGATTGTCAAAATCTTTAACTTTATTTTTATCTACCTCGAAAGACTGACTTATCGGTACTGCAAGCACTGACATTTTTAACATCCTTTCTAAAAAAACGAAATTGGCGTTTATGACCATTGGTACGCCATAAACCAACCCACCTCTTTATCTTCCTCTATGTTGGTCAACCATAGTCTTATCTTCGCTCGCTGTCCAATTATTTTGAGTCGCTGGCATCGTGCTACGACCAAGAATCTAAACCATTTCATCTGTATTCTACAGAAAGGTAGTTGCGTTCGCATTCCTGACATCTAAAGGTAGATGTTACCACTATACAAATCTGCCCAAGTGGGCTGACACTAAATGTCATAATTGCCTGTGAATCCTCAGATTATCACAGGGCGATCACTAATATATTATGCCCCACAAGCTCGAAAAACATTGCAGAAATACCAAGACCGTATACCCTAAAGTATCACAGTACGAACTTATGTGTTATCTTTTGGTCTGTCAGCCAAGTGCTTTTTTAGCGTTGGCAATTTTCTTATCTTTAGCCCAATTGCAATCGTTGATAAGATGATAAATCACATTGATTGTCGGTTCATCAACGATACCATTAGCTGTGATCTTACCTGCTCTCTGTGCCTCTTTTACAGCTTTCAAAGTGCCGTCACCGAAACCGTTCGAGTTATCGACTTTCGTCTTAATAATGCCCATATTATAGAGCGTAATTAACTGTTTCTTAAACGCAAGTATAGCTGTGTTATGTAAACCGTATTTAATCATTTCTTCTTCCTCCTTATTTGTTGTTTTACCACCAAGTTTTGCAGTTACTGTTTTTGCAAGATTGCCAAGACGGTTGTAAAGCCAATCGCCCGGACAGGATTTATTTGCAAACCATCTATGTACAGTTAAAACCATTTCATTCGACTTTGGCGAATAATTTAGCGTCTTGCTCTCATTGCCAAACCAAAGCAGTTTAGTTTTGCCGTTTCGCTTGCAAATGTCAACACATAAGTCAACAAGTTTGTTGTATACTTTGCTATTCATCGTGTACGGTGCGGTTGTGTCACTTGCACATTCAATTGTTACCGCCCTCTGGTCATTTGCATTTGACGAACTACACCAAGAACGATTACCTTCATCAACACAAAGCAATACTCTGCCATCATAACCAATACCATAGTTACAACTTGCATCGCAAGCTGTGTTCATAAAAATATTGCCGAGGGTTTCAACACTGCACTGACCTACAACACAATGCGGAGTAATGCGGTCAATACTGTGTGTGCGTTTACCGCTGTGGTTTGGGCTTAATTTTGTGTAATCAACAAGTTTTGAATTACTCATAATTATTCCTCGCTTTCACAAATAATTTTTTTGTTTTCAAACTTTTTGTATGCGTCAAGATACATTTCGTTTTTATCGCCATTGTATGTGCATTCGTAGTACATACCATCGTGTAATGTTGTGCTAATAAGGCATTTGTGGTTTTGCAAAGTCTTACATGACCACACTACAAAAATGTCAAAAACAGGTGTACCATCTGACTTATCTAAGTGATTTAAAACATACCTGCGTACCTCTGATATTGCAAGTTCAATAAAATTTGCATTTGTCATAATTATTCCTCACCTTCATCTGTTTTAAATTACAAAGCACCCACCTCAATTAAGAGATGAGTGCTAATTTTATGTATTGTATTTAATTACTTAGGCTCACCATAAGTCATAGCCTGTTCACTATCTGATGTACCCTTAGTTGTAGGATCGACCACAACACCAAGCACTGCAAGCAAAGCAAATATGGTATTCACTACCGCCGTAAGGTTGTTGCCAAGTTCACCAAAATCAAGCTCAAACCCAAATACTTTAGCTACTGCCTGAATAAACAGAAGTGCCGCAGGAATAAGTGCAAGCCAAAATGTTTTATTTTTAAATCTTACTGTCCAGTTAATCATATAACCAACTCCTTAAATATTCTTTTCTGGCAAATGTAATGCCAGTTTATATCTATCAGTACAATATGTGTCTCCTCCGAGATTGTGATACTCTTTATACAGGTCAATCAAATTGAGCTTTTGTATCGAGGTGATACTATTTTTTGCAATGCACTTGTCACACAACTCTAAGATACTATTTCTCAAACCTGCCTTCACTGCTTCAGCCAACTTAACCGACATATCCCACTTCTCTGTATCAAGAGAAATGTGAGACTCTAACATTTCTTCAATTTTGTTCAGTTTCTCTATTGTGTCATTAGTGTTGTTTGTATTTCGCACCCAACCGATTATTTTACGGCGTAGAGGAGTGACGATAGCAGTCAACACTGTTAATATAGCAGTAGCACAACCAAAGCATACACTAATAGTCTTAATGATTTCAATTATTTCATTACTCATTCAATCACCACATTGGTTATTACTCCTTTGTTTGTATTATTTTTTCAAGCGCTGCAACTCTTGCCTCAAGATTGCCTTTTAAGACTTTATTGCGATTAGCAAGAGATACAGTGCATTGCATATCAATTGTTTTGTTCGCTGCAAGCTTAACTCGTAAATATGTAATAGGTTTAGTTACACCGTCTACAATCAATGACTTGGAAGCCTTATTCAACGCTAACTCCAGAGATGTATCAATTATGTTATAAGACGAATCTGCGAAAGTAATTGTCACATCTGATGAAACTGGTGTAATATTATCTATATAGAAATTATATGTACCGCCTTTCAATGCCAATGAATCAAGCTTAACATAGACGAAAGACTTGCCACTTGTGTATGCTGTATCGCATTTAATACTCAATGTATTGTCTGTTGCTACGACACTAAAGTGAGTATTGGTTTTGCTTGTGTATGTACCATTAGTACACGATAAAATATTTGGAGCATCCTCTAACACATCTGATACATTAGCTTTTGGTTCACCAAAGTCGCTATCTAACAAGTCGTACATTCTAAACAATTTATTATAATCGTCTGTAAGATTATTGGTGTACAGCATATGATTAGGCTTAACATATGTTGTTGAACCAATATCGAGAGTATTACCACTATTCGTCAAACCAAAGTATTGATTATTTGCAGTTTGTACTTCGTTTTCAGTTGTACCATACTTATAATTAACATTAGATAAAGATAATTTATTAATTGCCGAAATCATACTTGCATCAAACATAATTGCAGATACACCACGATAATGTCCTATTTGACAATCGTCAAAAATGATAGACTGATATTGATAAGTCAATCCTGCTGCATACCCTGATCTTAACGGACTTGTCACATTTTCAATTGTGCAATGTCGTACAATAACACTACACGGTTCATTGGTATAATATGTACCTGTTACAGACAGTCTCTGATTAAGCACAATGCCATTGCCAGTGTATTTGTCTCCATGCGTAGATGTTTCAGTTTTATCTGCTCCATAAAGTTTACAGTTGTCAATATAATTAGTGCCGTTATCCCAATCAAGAGTTACACAACTTGCATACTTATTGTGTATTGTTGAGTCTCTAAGTGTCATCTTACCGTATTGTGCTTCAATTGCCGCACCCCAACCATCAATATCAATGTAACAATTGTCAATGTTGGTATATCTTGTACTTACTTTAATGCCTCTTTTTGCACAGTCAGTAATTGTGCAGTTGGATACAGTAATATAACTATCACCACTACAGTCAGCAGAAGGTCTTTGAATTAAATAAATACCATCTCCATCAGGCTCTTTGTTGCCAACTTTGTATCCATTAATGTTGCTAATTTGAGAATTGCTGATATATCCGTGCTGACTAAACTCACCATTAACACTTGACACTCCTATACCGACTGCGTGGATAAATGTATCCTCAGATACAGTACCAGCCTTAATGTCAGATACAATAACATTATTGATATTAAACTGAGAACAGTCTCTAATTAAATTAATACCAGCAGCAAATGAAGATGCTTTGTTTCCTGCACCTTTAATGGTTGCATTTGTGATATTACTGTTTTGACAACCAACTAATGTAATACACTGAGACACTTTGTGTTGTCCATCGAAACAACCCCCGATAATTGTTAAATTATTACAATTAGTGAACTTAAAAAACGAACCTTGCACAGTCGTTTCAGCAGCGTCTGTCGAATTAGTAGCTTGATTGTAAAATACAAAATTAGCATTATCACAAATAATGGTCAAGTCATCAATATTAGACAAAGCAATACCATTGCACTTATAAGTACCTGCTGGAAAATAAAGACATCTTTTACTTAACGAAGCTGTCGGTATTTTCGATAAGCTTGTCACTACTCCTGAATTGCTAACACCATACGCAGTTGCACTCAATAGTGACAAATTATTGTTACTCCAAAAATTATTTAGGAGATATGCAATGCTTGGATAATTCTTAGCCGTGTCCGTAATATCAGAGTTCTCCAAAATCTTCAAATCCTTGTTTTCAGGATTAATGTTAGAATATTTGGATATCAAGGTTAATAATGCACTAAACTGTTCACTTGCTTCAATTACACGACCACTGGTTGACTTGTTAATAGTGAGATTAATACCGCTAATTTTCAAAACCTTGTTATCAATGGTGATATTAAGTTCACCTTCACCCACACCTGCATAAGCAGTCATAGAGGGTTTAACTTCAAACTCAACAACGCCTCGTTTAGCATCTATAATTGTTGCGTCAACAATTTCTTCAGAACCACGAGGGAGAGTTATTGTGTATGTAACTGCCGAACCAGTTAAGTCGATTGCTCCCTTATCATCCACGACCATAAGGCGAGGATATTTGATACCACCCTCGCCTTGTGTCACAGTAAAAAACTTGTTGTTGTCTTTCCAAGCGTGTACTGTATATATTTTATTGTAGGTTTTCATTATTTTCCTCCTTATCACTTCGTTAATATATACATTGTATTTTCATAAATAGAAATATTACTTGTACACTATAACGAATAATTTGGCTTTAAAACCCTCCTCTTTAATTATTTAAAATTTCTTGCACCTTCGCCCTGATTTTGTCAGGCACATCGTCAATAGTTTTGAATCCCTTGCGGATTAATTCCGCATAAATTTTTGCCATTTACATCATCCCTTCGTATATTTCGCAAAGCGCAAGCTGAGTGTCGGTAAGCTGTGATTCGAGTGTTGTGTTCCTCTCATTAATCATTTTAATGTATTCATCCTTTGTATAGCGTATCTGATGAAATTCGTACTCAGTATGAGTTTCATTTTCTGACTGTACCTCAATTTCTTTGATGTCGTTGTTCACCCACACCGAATACTCGTCAATTTCGACTTCATCAGGCTTTACCGTGCTTCTTACTTTTCCGTAATCAATCATAGCCATTCCTCCTTATGCTTTAGCAGTTGGTACATACAGCAAGCGACCGCCGAAACCTCGAAAGCGACCGCTGGTACCGTAAGTACAATGCCAGCAGAAAACGCCTGAGTTATTGCCAGTAGCCCAAGAATCGCCCAATAAAGTAGCATGATAACCGTTCAAATTTTGTGTAGCATAGAGAAAATCACCAACAGGAAGTGCAGATGTACCACCAATTTCTGATGGCATTAAGAGCCAGTCATATTTCTCTGAACCATAACCCATTGCGTTAATAAAACCACTTGAATTTGCAAGGGTAAAACCGACAGGTTCATAATTATCGGAATGTTTTGCGTCATTGAATGTGAAGTTATTCGCAACATAGGGCTGACCACCACACATTGAACCGTCACCCCAAATGTTGATACCCTGAATATGCTTCCGAACATTACCCCAAGGATTTTCCATTCCTCTATATGACACTGAAACTTTTCCGTTTGCTGTTTCAGTAGTCTGAATACCGCCTTTTTCGTTGATGGTTTCAGTTGCCATTCCTGTGCCATTACCAAGGTCAGCGGTTGAGCCTGTCAGACTGGAACAGTTGTATGACGCATTATCGGGGATATTCACAACACCCTGACCTATGTCTGTCTGCGAGTTCATCAGTCCAATTTCAATCATCATCAAAAGTTGATTCGCACTTGTAGCCTTGATTGTTTCGAGGTGCCAGCCTGCACCTCTGTTCTGTGCCATTGATTCAAAAACTGGCCTAGTTCCAAGTCCCTGTCTTAATCCGCTGATAGGTTTCTTACCTGCAACTGAGCAGAGCAGGTCACCGTCCTCGTAAGTGATAGATTCATCAACATTATCATTCACATAGGCTTTAGCGGAAACATCATACATACTGCCGTCATCGGCTGAAAATAGAATGTAATTAATCGCATTACCGCTTTCGTCATAAAATGCAGGGTGTAACTTAAAACCTGTTTTGGGCTTGGGGCTGACATAATAGTTTGCTTTCCGTAGATGAAAGCCAATGCCTGAGTCGGTGTTTTTTTCTAATTTGAGTGGAACAACTTTATAATAGAATTTCGGCTGAAAAACCATAACCTGACCGTTTGAGCCGTCCTCAGCATAATTTTTGTCACCGTAGTATGCCGTGATTGTGCCGTCATCCAAAACATTACATCTTTTTCTTCCGCCATACATTTCAAATTTATTAAAGTCTGAACCTTGCGACAGTCCAACTGCACCTGCGAGCCGAGTAAATGTCTTATTTTCGTAATCAACGCAAAGTCCTACTATGTCTTCACTGGTATAGCCGATGTATGCTTTGATGTCCTCAACCTCTTGGGTTGTCTTTTTAAATGTCAAAACTTCGTTTGCAACCTCTGGGACACCTTCTGCAACTTTATTTGGTAAATAGATTGATTCTTTTTCGGTAATCATAATTTTGGAAACCTTGAAAGTACCACTATTATAAGTACCAAACCTAATCGTTATAAACGATGTATCATTGTTTGTGACAAATGTTCCTTTACCATTCTTTATAAATACAAGAGCTCCATCAGTATGGTTTCCGTTAAAAAAAACCGCAGAATGGCAAGCATAGTTGTTTACAGTATAATATACCCAATATTTGGTATTCGGTTTTACACTTATTTTCGTTGTTCCGGCAAGAGATACCTGCCAACTATTTGTATAGGTGTCTTTTTCCGTAGCGGTAAAGGTAATTGATTTTTCGTCAAAATTCAGCTCATCAAGTGTACCGTGAGCAATTGGCTTACTTAATTTTTGCAAATTATTTGCCCACTCATCGAAATCGAAAATATTCAAGCTGTTAACAAGGTTAGCTTTGTTCGTTATTTTCCCCTCAAGACTTTTGGCAACTTCGGCAGTAAATTCAGTTTTATCTTCGGCAGTAAAATAATCAGTGCCTTTTACTGGAGTTTTGCCGTCAATGCCATCCTTACCTTTTTCGCCTTGAATACCCTGATCACCTTTTTCGCCTTGAATACCCTGTGCACCTTGTATTCCCTGTTCACCTTGCTCGCCTTTAGCTCCGTCAGCACCTTTAAGAGATTTTAACCATTCTTCTTCAGTACCAATAAAACCACCATTTTTTGCGATTTCATAAGCTGATAAACCATTTTGTCCGTTTGTACCGTCAAGACCGTCTTTGCCTACGATTTTGCCAAGATTTGTTGAATCTCCATTCGAGTATGTAATTACAAGCTCTCCACTTGTATTAACTTCGGATTTTGTAACACCTACACCATCGTTTCCGTTCACGCCGTTTGTACCTTGGGATGGTTTATTTGTATCTGTTTCGCCAATAAACCAATTGCCGTTGTCACCAATATGCGGAGTAATTCCGTCAGCACCCGAAACACCATCTTGTCCTTTTAGTTCACCATTGTTGAACTTTTGTTGAAAAGTTTCGCCATCTGCAAACGGAATATCATCGGCAGTATAGGTTTGCTTAATGTTCAAATCTTCAAGTGACTTATCTCCGTTAAGTTCAACGCCATTAATAGAAGGTCTATTACTCAAATGTGCATAATCACCGTCAAACTCTTTAAGTGTTCGCCAAATAGTGTTACCGTCATTATCTATAGACAACACTTGTCCGACAACACCGTTTGTAGTCGGTTTAGAGATAAAATTTTCTAAGATGTTAAAATCATCAGTGCTTTCAATCTTGGTGTCATCTGGTGCAAAAGAAACCTTAAAATTAACGCCTGAAAATCTTACATTACCTTCAGGGAACTGTAATTCTACAATACCTTTTAGCACACCTTCAGCCGTTGTCATCTGTAAATACAAAGGTAAATAAATCAGACCTTTATCTTTATCTACTCTGCATTCAACACCTACTTTATGCTCATCTGGTTTTAATCCATAATAGGTGGCCAGCGTACATTCTGAAAGGTCGATATCAGCACCGTGATTTTTAATCTCAATTTCAAACTCAGTCACACCGTGTTCTCTTTGTGTGATTGGTTCAAGAACCTTATTAATATAAGCACAGTCAATGCTTAAATGTCTAATAATCATATAATCACCACCTATTATTCTGTAAAATTAAATGTTGTATTTCTAACACTTGTTTGTGAAATCGTATTGAAACAATCAATAAATCTCTTCTTGAGAGGCTTGGCGGAATAGTTTGTATTAAATGTCAAACTGAAATCTGATACATCGTCATAATTTATATGGATTGAAAGCAAAATAGGATACTGCCAATCACCGTCTTTTACTTCAAGAGATAGCGCTGCACCAAGTGTTAAATCTGCAATGTTATCCTTCATTTCGGGAATCGTCAATATGTTCGCCGATTCAATCTCAAATTCATAGCACTGCTTGCTGAGATAATTGTCGTGGTCAGATTTAGCCTGAACCATTACTTCTTGCAATGTTGTTATAATATCATTAGCGGAATAGGTATCACTAAATACAACATTGTCATTTATCCAATCTCCTTCAGTAATGTAATTTTGAAGTTCTAAAATTTCAGCGGGGGAGAGGATTGTTGCAATCCCGTCTTTGTTTGCCTGAATTGCCGTTTTGTAATTCAGTGTAAACTTTTTAGCTACTGTTTGCATCTTGTTATAACATGTGTTATATTTGGTTACTGCGTTATCATAATCATTTTTTGTATCCCAATATGTCTCTGCTGCCGAATACAATTTTGTATATAAAGATTTGGAGTAATAGCAATCGTAATTGATGTAATCGTATGGTGGGTTTCTCATTCCACTCGGAATACGCACATGGTCATCTACAAGAACTTGATAAGCATAACGCAACTCTCCACTTGAAGAGTTAGGGAGCGGTTTGTCACTAAACCCATATTTGTCTATTAGATGTGTATTAATTGTATCTGCGACTGTTAAGTATGTTGTTAAAGCTTTTGACACTTTAGAAGCTTGCTCTATTTTCTTCTTATTGCACTCAATCAATAATGCCCCGTTATTAGCATATTTTACAGACTGTTTTTCAATGTTTGTTTGCCACACCGTAAGAGCTTCTTTTAAGGTTCTATTTTTAGTGTCATCAGCCACATAATCTAATTGATTTTCAATATTACTAAAATTGTACAATATATTATTTCCCGTAGGGTTGATTAACCCTAATCCGTATTGATCGTTAGATGTATGCACTCTTAATGCACTAATGCACCTATCATCAGTTGTGTGAACATTCGTATTTTTGATTGCATTTTGCCATGTTAATATTGCCTTGGAATGAGTGCCTAAATATTTTTCATCAGTATTATAATACCGCCGCTCTTCTGTCTCTATGTTTCCATCTATTATATTAATTGTCATATTTTCTGAATCAAAAATGAAATAGCATTGGTATGACGAAGCGATATCATTATTTAAAAAAGTATAAACATTTGCATTATCAACATCGTCAAGTGTTCTATACCTAACGCACACGGCTTGAGAAACATATCCTATTTTCCATTGTGGAAGATAGTCAAGTATTTGATTCAGCAATCCTCGGACAAACTTTTGTTTATGTCTTGTGTTGCCATAACAATCGTAATACCAATTATCACTGGTAACAAGGTCGTTAATATGATCAGGCACAAATAGTGGTAATGTACTGTTTGATAAAGAAAACGCTCTTTTTGATAAAGTCATCTCATAAGACTGGGCTGTTACTTTTAGCACAGCATTACTTCCGTTATCATTTATTTCTTCTGTGTTAGTAATAACCCACCATACATTTCGTATGCCATAGTTTTTATTTTTATTTGTTTCAAAGTGTGTACACAATCTTTCTCTTGAAAAGATTTGCACCCAAGAGGCATTGGGAATATATGTACGATAAGTATTGTCGCTATATGTTGCTTGACTACATACAAGACTTATTCGGATATACCCTTCGTCAATAGTATCAGTATTGTTTTCAATATTACCATCGCTATCCTTTACTGTAAAATCTACATATCTTCGGAATGGTTGTTTCGATGATTCATGATAATAATTATCATCAGATTTAAGCCAGCTATCTGCGTTAGCTTCCTTATAGTAATGAATTTTAAATGAGTACCGCAGAGTGTCACCGTTAAAACATTTTGTTGCAATGACATCGCCTTTATGCACAGGTATAAAACTTTTACAGGCTAAATACTGGTAAGTATACCATCCTTGCTTGTACAAGTCTAAGCTTTCTGAATAATCTTCAAATACCCCATCATTAATAGTGCCACCCCACACCCACTCGTAACCATATGTAGTGCCAATATCAAAAAGCATAGTTTCGTTTTTAATATTGAAATTGTTAATTGCTGTATTAACATCAAACGATAACTCATAATCTTTTCGTGTACCTCCGCCTTTTAAATTATACAGATAATCTGCATAATAACTTTCTCCTGTAAATTTAAAATACTCAGTTGAATCATTGAGATACAAAAGCATATCAGGCTTTAGATTATCATAATTAGGATTGTCCATCCAACTGTTGGTACGAGTGTCATAAACTTTTTTAGGCACTTCAAAACTCATTTCCGAAGCTGCTCCGAAATTATAATCAGCAGTCCAATTGTGTATGTTTTTGACATAGCCAAGTGAGGTCTTTTTATTTTGTCTATACAACACCATGTCGGGAGTCTCTTGTGCGTAATTTCGTGTTTGCATTAAATACCACCCAACCTATGCATTGTAGTGTACTTTAAAACTAAGCTTTTATCGGGATCGAAAACATCGTAAGCATAGTTATGTTTAGCGTCAGTTCTATCTGCGGATTTAATGTATAGATAAATCTGATTTTGACCATTACCAAGCCAAAATAAAGATACATAATCGAGATTATCTTTAATAACTCCGTTGTATTGAATGAATGGGGGAGTGAGTGAATGAAAAGTTCTTTCATTAGGTTCTTTCATTGTTACCATTCCATATTTAGTATCCAGTTCGTATACGGCATCTTTATCTGTATGATAATTCACATTCGCATCGAAAACGAACATAGACTTATTAAGTTTATTTCCAACATACACTCTATAATTCGATAATGTGTAATCTATTTGATGTTCTGTCCAGTTGTGTCCGATCTTTAAATCAATAATAGGACAAATTTTGTTATTGATAGGTTGTCCTTCAATATCAATTGTAGTTTCAAAAGATAATGTTTGCCCTGTATTTGACGGTTTAGTTGCAACCCCTTTAAACTCAACTTCATTGTCCTGATACCAAAATCCACTATCATTTTGTACCTTACAACGCAAACCTCTATAGCCTCGTGCATCGGTAATATCACTGTCAGGAATAAATAATGCGTTGAGGTAATAGTCGGATGTGTCGTTTTGTAAATAAAGTCGTTTCCAACCGTCTTGTCCGAATAACCAATTTTTAATTTCAATCATTATTTCGGCTGGAATATTATCTTCTGGGCTAATAATTTCAACTGAAAATTCAAGTGGATGTTCAGCATAATTAAGATTGTATAAAAGCTGTTGTGCATTATGGGGGAGAGCCACAGTAGTGGGTTCATATTCGCCTCCACTTGCAAACTCATTACTATCGTCACTTATAAAAGCTAAAATTAAATTATAATCACCTGAGTATATATCATTATAGGTAAAATAACAATCTCTATACAACCAAAACACCTCCTTAATAAAAACATAGATAAATATATAATCTTACTTGTAAAAATAAAAATATTATGGTAAAATAAAACAAAAAGGGAGTGAAGAATAATGAATGCAAATAACACTAAAAACAATAGTGGAAAACTGATTACCATTGGCATTATAGTGGGCGTAATACTGTTACTTTCATTGATTGGCTCAAATTGTTCATCAACTTGTATTGAAGATGGATGTGACCGACCAAGAGCTAACAACAGTTATTGGTGTACTTATCATGAATCAATACATTATTTAGCTCACGAAATGGAACAATCTAAGTAACACAAAAGGCTGTCGGTTGACAGCCTTTCTTTTAATTTTGCAATAAAAAAGAGAAGATGAAATTTCATCTTCTCTTTAAATATTGTCTAATTATTATCTTTATAAAATTTAGCTTGCTAATATGTAACTCTTTAATTCAAATTCAATATCTTCTAATAAGTTTTGCGCTTGCAAACTGTCATCCTCATCAACCATTGTTGCACCTCGATAACGAGCTGTGCGAGAAATAGACTGCAAAGAATTATATTTTGTTATTAAACGCCTCGAAAAAACTGTATTGTTATTATTAAGATATCTGCTTCTATCTTGATGGGTACACACTTCATGAATCCCACATTGTAAACTCAAAACAGCTTCTATAAGATGTTTTGCGGCATAAAAATCAACAGTAATCTCCCAATCATAAAAATTTTCACATTGATTATTTATGCCTTTACTTATAAAATTTTTGTTGTGTAAATATTGATTATAATGAATATTGTACACATCAGTAGATCTTTCCATTACTTACATCTCTTCTTCAAAAGTTACTATATCCTTGCCAACAAACTGCTTTATACTTGTGAATACAATACCTACTCTAAAAGGCAATTTGTTTTCATATTCTATACATAGTTCAGATATTTTATCCAATAAACTGTAATCTTTTTCTTTGCAAATCACCCAATATTCAACTTCATTAGTCTCAGACATCTGTCTGTAACCAACAGTAAAGTTCAAAGGTGCTATCTCTTTAATAAACTTTGCAAACATAGATTTCCAGCTCTCTTTACTTATAGATACTGATAAACTACAAAGTGCTTTACATGCTTGTATTGTTTCCCATTTATTAAAAGCTTTAGTAATCTGTTCTTGTTTATCCCGAAATAAATCATCCGTCAAAACATCAATAATAAGCTGGTCTTTCTCTTGATTGGTGGAGTATGACTTCAACGCCTTATATCTTTCTGATTGACTTGTTCTAACTTTTGTTGCTGGGCAAGACATAATCACACCTCCATTCAGTTACCTTTCTGGTGTTTTAATTCCAAGATCAATATTAAATTGCTTTTGATAATCTACTACTGCATTTACCATAGGAGCAACCACCGACAAAACATTATTTGGAGCAATTGCTACTTGTACTTCTTCGGTTGCATTATTCTCTCCGTCAATAACAGCAAAAAAAATCCGAAATTCTTCTTGAGTAAATTCAATTTTTATGGCATTTGGTTTAATAGTTCCGTTCATATTTCTCGAACCTCCTATCATTATTATGCCCTATATCATTATGACTATGTTCAGTATATGCCAACCCTCGTGCATTGTATTACTGCCACCATCGTCATAGAAGTATTATATACTATATCTTGTGCAAAAGTCAAGACTTTTCTGTAAAATCGGGATGAAATATACACATTTATTGTGTCACGAGGGTTGGCTTTTATTCATAATATACAATTAAATATGTCTGTTATTTACGGTATAAGACATAAGTTTTTTGATAGTGTTATTCATAATTTTCTCAGACTCCTTGTGCAGTGCATTAACAGTAGCCTGAGTCGCATCACCTTGCACATTGATGTTGATAGCAGGGGAAACAACAGTTGATTTATTGTTCACAACATTCGGTGTTATTTCAGAACCAAACTTCTGTGCAAAATAATCCGTTGGAGCTGATGCAAATTCAAACAATTCATTGGTCATCGCTTTGCTAAACACAGGGTTGCCTTGTGGTAAGATTGTATATCTGCCATTGCCAAGAGATGTAGGGATAAGTTCTGAACCAATGCCCTCTTCATCAACAATAGACAAGCCACCTTTGGCTGATTTTGTACCACTTGCGTGTTTACCAGCCACAAAACCAATAGGAGATCCGTATAAAAATGGTTTAGGGTTGTTATAATTTCTTTGCTGAACCGGACCGATAGGAGAGTCATATAATTTACGAAATTTCTTACCATTTTCTACAGCTTCGCCTAATGCTTCTTTTAGCTTATTAGCTTTATCAGTGTAGTCCATAACAGCTTGTGCATTATTAGTAATTGCATTGGCATTATTATTAATGTTATCCTTAATAGTGTTAATAGAACTACTAACACTATCAATAGCATCGCTAACATTATCAATTTGAGTTTGATAAATTTCAATTTGTCCTGTCAAATCATAGATATGATTTTGCATTACATTAAGTAAATCAATAGTCGATAAATTATCAGTATTATATGCTTGTAAAGCATTTTGTGCCTCAGTCCACATATGATTAAATTCGGCTTCAGAAGTAGTAGTGTATTGCTGTACATATGCGGATAATTGACTATACAATTGTCCGTTATCGTTATCAATCATACTACAAGCATCTTTATATAATCGTACTTCATCACCAAGATAATCTTCAATTAACTGAATTTTATCATCATAATACTTATCGTTAGCCTCTTTTAACTTATCTAAAGCATCTATACGATCATTATATGTATCTTCTCTAAGAGTGTCAGATAAATCATCTTTACTATCATTATAAGAATCAAGAGCTTCTTTATTTGCCTTTTTACCCGCTGAAGAATCGTCAAGACCTGTAATTGCAACACTTAAAGCATTTTTTGCTACATCAGATTCTTTTTCTGCTAATTCTTTTGCTTTTTTAATTTGCTCTTCTTGAAGGTCTAACTGCTCTTTGTATTTATCAATAATATCATCTTGAGATTTCTTTTGCTTTTCAAGACCTTCTTTTTCAAGTTCTTTATTTTTTTGTATCATTTCCTGAACTAAATCAATCAGGTCTTTGATACTATCTATACCGTTCTCTGTAGAGTCCTTCGCATCTTCTAAAGCGTCCTTTTGCTTTTCTAAAGCATCTTTATTTTTTTCTAAAGTGTCCTTTTGCTTTTCTAAAGCGTCAGTCGCTTTATCGGTAGATTTTGTATAACCAAAAAAAGCATCAGTATTATTTTCTAATTGATTTTCAGCCTCATCATATATAGTGATGATTTTAGAATACCTATCAATAACACCATATACTTTTTTCGGATCAATACCTTCTGCAATTTTTTTAGCAGCAGCCATTGTAAGGGTTGCTTCAGTTAGTTTAAGTGTGCTATTAGTTAATTTATCAGTCGTAGCAACTTCAGTGGCATTTGATAACGCATTTATGTCGCTTAAAGCAGATTGTAATTGTGTGTACTTTAAATTCTCAATCTTAGCCTTTGCCAATTTAATATAAGCATTTTTATTTAATTCCAATTGTCCATTTTCATTAAACAATGCACTTATATAATCGTCACCAGCATCAATAATACTATCAAGATTTTCTAATGTTAAATATCCATTAGTGTTGTAATCTTCAACAACGCCAGAAAGCGTTTTATAAGTTTTTCCGATATCATCTAAAGCATCTTTTGCAGAACCAAGTTTATCATCAACTTTAGATGATGTAATAGAATAATTCCATGCAGTAGTAGCAGTAGTAGCCTCTTCTGTATTTTGTGCTAATTTAGGAAATAACTCCGACAGCCTATTTAATACAGCTTCTTGAACAGTTTCTGAATCGGTAGCCTTTTCACAAGACTCTTTAAATTTAGCAAATTCTTCTGTACTTGTTGGCAGTCCAAGAGCAGACTCTGTATTTGAAATGATATAATTTGCTTGATTATCAACATAGTCGCTAATTAAGTCATATAAATCATCTTGTTTACTTTCATCATCGGCAAATATACTTTTCAAACGATTATATACATCAGACGACAATAATTTATCGCCCTGTTTACCGCCAAACTTTTCTGCCTCACTTTCAATGTCAGCAATAGCCTTTTGCACTTTATCATAATAATCTAATACAGATTTTATGTCAGATGTATCTACATTTACTCCAAGACCATATGAAATACCACTAATTATATTTCCATATACATCTTTGGCATTAGTGTATTTCTGAGTAGCATATTTGCCTAATATGTCTTTTATAATTCCATAAGCCTGATCACTTATTTCTGGTTTATCACCATCATTAGTTTTATCATTATATACTATGCTTCTTTGAAAATCCGAAGTCCATTTTGACTTAATTTTTTCTTTTGCTTTCGTTGCCGCAGTATATGCATCAGTTTTTGCTTTGTTGAAATCTTCTGAATTTGATTCTTTAACAGCGTCAGCATATTCCTTCTCTGCATCAGTTGTGTCTTTTAATAACTTAATTTTATTTTTTAACTGCTCATTAACATTGTCAATTGCAGATTGCTTTTCTTTTTCAGTTGCAGAACTATCAAGTGACGCATAGCTGTCCCATGCTTGATAAACTTTTTCAATACTACTTGCACTTTCTTGTGCCTTTTGTATTGTATCTTGATAAATTTTTTGCTGAGCTTGATCGTAAGCGTTCCAAATAGCAATGCCAGCAGTAATAGCCATAGTTGCTATACCAATCCATGTGCCAACAGATTTAAACATAGCCTTTAAAGAAACTCCAGCTCCACTTAACTTGCTCATTGTATTCTTTTGCACCAAATAAGCCTCAACTTGCTTATAAGTTGCCTCTGATAACAGACCTTGTTCTTTTAATAACATTAAATTTGTTAAACTTAATTGCCTTGTGCCATCTGTTAATCCATCAACGGCAAGTTTACCTTGTGTAAAAGCAAGTATGTTCGCATATTCTTCTTCACTAATACTTGCAGTTGACAAAAGCAATTGAGTGTCGGTTAAAGAAAGTGTCTTTGTACTATTTTCCAAAAGATTACTTGACAAAATTTGTTCTTGCATTGCCTGATTTAATCCACTACTACTCAATACAGCTTTTTGTTGTGAAACAGACAATCCTTCCAATGCTGACTGATATTTCATAATTGCAACATCTGTCAATTGACCAGTAGAATTTCCATTAGCATCAAGAGTGAACAATTGTCCATTTGCATTAAGGCTGGTTACTTGATTAACTTGAGATAATGCACTACTAACGCCTACTATAGTAGATCTAATATTATTTATGTTCTTTATTAGTAAACCAAGACCAAGTGCACCAATAACAGTAGGAAATAAACCAATAGTATTAATAATGTCATCTAAAGCATCAACCAATCCAGTGAGTCCAACTATCATATTTTTTACCGATCCGTCATCAAGCATACTTGTACTTAAAGACTCCCACGCAGACTGCAATTGATTGCAACGACCTTCAATACTATTCATCCATTTTGCTTGTTCTTTAGCTGCTGAACCAGTTGAGTTCATAGATACTGCTAATGATTTTTCAGCCTGAGAGAAGTTGGTTAAAATAGCAGCGATTTGGTTACCACGCTGTTTGCCGGCGATTGTTTCCAATAACTGAGCTTTTTCAGGATCAGTAAGACTACTATAAACCTCACTGATTTCTTTCATTATCTCATATGTAGATTTAAAATCACCATTAGACTCAAATATATTAACTTTACCGTGAGTAAGATTTAAAATTTGAGTTTGCATTTTTGAGATGGATTCAACATTATCATCTACATCTTCGCCAAGTGCCTCTAATTCACCTTTCATACCACGAAGTCGCATACTTAACACTTTAATAGAGTTACCCATCTCACTGGCATTTTGAGTAATTTCTGTACCAGCGGTTAATAATGCAATTGTTTCGTTTAAATCATTGCCTGCCGTTGATAATGCTGCCGCAGAATTTGCTAATCCTTGTCCTAAGTCACCAGAACTAACTGCAAATCGGTTACTAACTTCATTTAATTTATCTATAATGCTTTCTGATTGACTTGCGGTCATATTAAATGCTTTTAAAGTTGACACAATGGTTGATGTAGCGTCATCTATACCATCTAAATCATCGCCTACATTTAAGTACATTGTAGCCACTTTAGCCAATTCGGAAGAATCACTAATAGAGTAACCCAATTTTGCAAAATCAGCCGTAGAGTTTACAAAGTCTGTTAAACTTACACCCAATTCTTTTGACGACTGCTTTGCATCTGATAAAAATCTTGAATATGTACCGCTTGTTTCATCAGTAACTTTTTTTAAAGCCACCATAGCAGTATCAAGTTCTTTGACATTATTATATAACTCTTTAGTCCTTTGAATAATGGCATAAAATACTCTTGATGCACCGAAAAAATAACTAAAATGTGTCCACGCATCTTTAATGCCACTTACCCAACTTGCAGTAGCAACGCCAGCAGCTTTACATTTTGATTTAAAAGCTCCTAATTGTGTGTTGAACTCAGTTAAGTCAGCAGAGGTGTGCAACTCTTTACTCTTAGCAATAAGTTGATTTAACTCATTTAACAACACAGGATTTCGCTTTATATTTGTCCAAGCATTAGATAAAGCAATAATATCAGCTTGAGCTTTTTCAATTTTTGAGTTTAAAAGAGATTGTTGCTGATTTTCTTGCTGTAACTTTGCAACTGCTTGATTTTGACTATTTGCAGCTTTATTAGCATAAGTAACCTCAGATTTATATTGACTTACCAAATCAAGTAACTGTCGATATTCAACATCAATTTGTTTTAACGATTGTAGCTGTTGTTCAGTAGACAATGGCTTGCCTGTACCATTCATGCTGTTATTATATTGCTGTTGTAACAATATTATTTTTTCATATTGACTCACTACTGCACTATATGCTGTTGCAGATGCTTCTGTTGAAGTGGTAGGAGTAGGCAAATTGTACATTTGTTGTCCAGCAGAGTGCATGTTGCTACGAACAGCTTTTTCCGCCTGTGCAACTTTTTGAAGTTGTTTTTCTTGCTCCGCTAATTCCTTATTCGTTCTTTGTACTTCTTCATAATACGCTTGTTCTCTTTGATTTTTTGCTTTATCCATTTTAGAATAATTTTCAATCATACGAGAGACATTTGCAGACATTTCCTGAATAGTCCCACCACTATTTTCATCTACAAGCGTATTCATTCTGTAAACTAAGTCAGTTGTTCTTGTTAAACCATTATTAAGTTTATCTACATATGTAACAACAGCTTGAGTTCCTTGCTCAAAATCAACAAGACCATTTTGCAAATTAGTAAATCTAATTTTATCAACTTGTCCTAAGTCTTTACCTATTTCAGCAGCTAAATTTTGCAATTTAACCCTTGCTTCTTCTATACTTTGTTCATTAAGTAAATTATCAATATTAGCTTGTCCTAAATCAAGTTTAATTGTTGAAAATTGTTTCTGAATGTCAGATTTAATATTTCCTAAACCTTTAGACAAAGTTGCTTTACTAACACCAATATCAACTTCTACCTTGTTTAATTTTGATTTTATAGTCTGTAATTGATTATTGATAACTTCAGCACTACGAGCTTCATCCAACTTAGCTGTGACTAAAATTGTTGATTCATGATTAGTGTTTCCTGCCATTTTATTCACCACCTACAAATAAAAAAGAGACAGGAAACCCGTCTCTTAATCTTTTATTCGATAACCATTCATTATCAAACAAGTATCAAATACCGTTGATAATATATCATTACTATTTAATTGTTTTACAGTTGCTTGTACAAAAGGTCTGGCTTGCAAATATCTATATTTATTAGTAGATAAATTATTAAACATATAGCCAACGCCACCAAATTTTTGCGTATATTTTTTTTGTCCAAGTTCAATTAATTCAGGCAAACTTTGTATCTCATCTGTGTTATTCGCTGCTTCGCCTTTATCATTTAATACCTTATTAGGTCTTGCCGTATTATAAATTGTTACAGTATGATTTGAAACACCAATTTCAATTGCAGGTTGTGATATAAGTTCACTATTCCAATTTTCTTCCTGCAAAAGACTCTTCCTTCTGACATAATGCGGTCTCGATTTGCGTTCATAATGAATGCGATATCTATTATACACTCTCTGTTTAGCATAGCTGATAGCCACTTGAGTTACATAATCACTAACACCACTATCTAAAGCTTGATCAATATCCTTATTTACTGATTTAAATAAGTCTGCTAAAGATTTAAATTCTGCCATATTGATCACTGTCTTTGCTTGCCAACATATTTATTATTTTATCACTGGCATTGCTATCCAACCTTTTGTTTAATCCGTTCATTTCATTTGCTACATCTTGTAATCCAGTCATAATATCAGTATCTTTATATATTTTTTCTAACTCATTACTAATATTCATAATAATAGAAACACTTCTTTCACAATTTGAAGTAAGTGTCTCTAATTTAGTTTTAAGACGATTATGATTAACAATCAGTCTATCGTTAACATATTCTTTTATGATATGTGCAATTACATCCAAACATAGAGGGATACCATTAGCATGAATTAATGTTTGAGCTATATTATAATTCGTTTCAAAATCAATTACTTCAATAATACTATTGTTATATTTTATCTTTTTCATTACAAGAGGTATATCAGTACATACGCTTAACCACGCAACATAATTTGCAACTATTAAATACTGAGGACAATAATCGTTATCTATAAACAATACTTGTTCTGCTATGCTGGTAATCATATCTAATTGTGTTGCCTGACCAATCCATTCATATTCTGTATACAGTAATTCATCACCCGAATCAAAAACATATTTTTTCGAGTAACTTTTGACTTTAGTTAATTCTTTAACCTGTGTATTTGTCAATTTTTTCAAAAAAATTCACCTCTAACAATCTTTGATTTTCTATTTTATTATGTGATGCAAGTTCAGGATGTCGTTTTCTAATTCTTCTTTGCTTTTGTATAAACTCATAATCCAACCAGCCACCATCAATTTTAGAGTATGCTACCCAATAATAATCAATTAAAGGATAATTATGCCAAAATAGTTTTCTTTTTATTTTGGCAACAGAATCGGGCATACCTTTCGTATCCAAAACAAATTCTTTCCCATTATATAGTTTGACATAAAAATCAGCTACATAAGTGATTGCCCTTACAGTATGTTTTTTTCTCTTGAAGTCATTTTGTAATATATATTTTTTTTGTAATTCATATTCAACAATAATACCACTTTGCACATTGGGCAAAATAACTTCTTGATAAAAATTTTTCTCTAAAATACTATCAAAAACAATACCATCATCGGACATTCTTTTTGCCGTATTTTTATCTACATTAAATTTTGTCCTATTACTCTTATTCATAAATAATCACATTATAAAAAATAAGGGAAAATAGACTAAGCCTACTTTCCCTTATTAAAATTATGTTTTTAAATCATTTCATCCTCAGTAAACTTCGACTTCGTTTTACTTTTTATTTTGGTTTTATTGCTTTTAAGGTCTGTAGCCTTAGAGGTTGATGTGCTTTCGTCAATATCATCTGTAATAATAACATTTTGTAAATTATTCACATCTTCAATTACCGTATCTGCAAACTCTTTAGCTGATTTAGGTTTCTTTTCTTCTTCAATCTTAAGCAGATATTTTTGACCACATTCAAACGAACAAGCTACTTCTCTCCAATTAAAAGTACCAGTTGTGGCAATGCCAATTCTACACGGATTAAAAGGCTTAGAGCAAATAGGGCAGGTTTTATAAACCTTCATATTATCACTCCTTATGCTGTAGTATAATCCTCTTCATTTTCATCAAAGAACTTCCAACGAGTAAGAATCTTTGAGCCACCACATCTTGTCTTAAGAGCTTTGCCCTCAAAAGTTTGATTTGTCTGACTGTCGCTAATATTTGTTTCATACTCACCAGTAAGGTCAAGAGTATAAACATCAAACTCCCATTTACGAACAGTGTTACAAGCGTCCTCCCACTGTCCAGTTACTCTAATAGCAATCTTTTCAGAAACCTTATCTGAAACTCTATCAACATAACTTGCAAGAATCTGACGATCATACTTTACATGAACTTCTGTACCATCTGTATACTCGCCTTCGGCAAAAGTAATAGATGCTTTTGTGGTCTTACTACCTTGTGTATATGTAACTGTTTTACCCTTCTCAGCAGCCTTACCGACAGTATATTCAATATCACCAACCTTAATCATAAGTGGGTTGTCCACAGGGATAAAACTTAATTCTGCTTTATTAGAAGCAATCTTAATGGTGTCGTTCCAACCAATTGTCACTGCACCATTTACAACTTCTGTACCATGTTCATCAGCCATAATATTAGCATCAACAACACCAGCAGTCCAACTAATTGTTGCATTAGGATTTCTTTTAAGAGTGTTAATAATAGCACCGTTACCACCAACAATATCAGTGTTTGTCTGACCGTTATTTACTACAAAACTTGTAATTTCATCACAAGTATATTTATATGAGCCAAACATTGGTGTAAACACATCAACAGTGTCAACGCTTGTGAAAACAATATTATTTACATTTAACTTTGACATAATAAATAATTCCTCCTTAAAAATAATAAAGACCATTCTTACTTAATTACTTCTAAAGCAAAGTAAGAACGGTCTTTATCGGTTAATTTATCAGCTAAAATATTGCCTGTATATACTCCCAAGTCAATATTTGCTACATGAATATTTTGTAAAATTTGTTTAACTGACAAAATAAATTCGACATAACTAATGTCCATTACAGTTTCAAAATTATACTTAAAATCTTTATTATTAACCAAAGTTACAATATACGACTCAATGATACTGTACTGTCGTGGACATTCAGCCTCTTTTTTTAGCTTTCTTTTTAATACTTTTACAGCTCGTTCAAGAACATATCTACCAGAAGCACCTTTAGTATCCTCTTTTCTATTGTCTTTCTTTTCACCTATAATTTTTCTTAAAACTTCTGCCGTTTTATCTATGTCAGTTTCATCAAATAAAATATGTTGATTTGTACTATCTGCAACAAGATAATGTTTGTCCTCTGTATATCTGATTTCAATATTTTTTATATCAAACCCTCTAAAAAATAAATTACCAATGTTTGGATTGCTCTTTTTATGTGTCCCAAACATTTTCGTAATCATTTGTGTATCATTAGAAGCAAGCACTTTCATTTCATACAATGCGTAAGTAAACAAATCATAAAAATTCAAAGTAATGTAATCTATTTTATTTAACCACAATTCAGCCCTGCGAGTGAAAGGCATGGCAGTCAAATGATATGATAACAAATAATAATCATCTTCATTTTTATATACTTCACGCACTGTTGGAATGTACAATTCAACATAATCATTAATCTTAATATAATTGTCTAAAAATATTTTATTTTGCATAACTTAATGTGTCACTATTTGAGAGGTTATTAAAATCTCGAACTGCATATATCAAATGATACCCATGATAATCTTGTGTGGCACTGAAATTTCCATCAAACTGCGTTAATTGCATTTCACCTAATGCAATATCATGTGTGCCATTAAACAATTTATCTATAACGGAAGCAATCAAAGTGGTTCTTTTACCCTTATCTGTTCGTAGCAAACTGTCATGACAATAAATGTAAAAATTAACATATAACATTTTTTCTGTTTTGCCACCATAAACATCTCCACTAATGCCAAAAGTAATATAAGTTCGAGCTGCATCACCAACTTTAGGATAATAAACCTCTGGTCTAATATAATCCCATTTTAAAGTATTAGGATCATATGATGGATCACCGTTATCCAATAATCTTTGGATATCAATGTTCTCACAAAGTTTCTTTAAAATTTGCATTTCATAAATATTTAAATTGTCTAATCTTGCGATATGCTCACGCCCATTCGTCTAATAAATTTTGATTATTCGTTGAAATATTATGATTTTTATAACTATCGCTCACAACTTCTTGCTTAACTTTATTTGCAATACCATTATGTATATCATCATTCATATATTCTGTCTGACATTCCATAATAGTCCAAATGTTGACGCCTTTGTTATTAAAAGACTTACTTGTTTCATCTACCTGCGTAATTCTATAAGCAGTTGGTCTTAAATTATTTTTGTCAATTAAAAATCTGGTATCTCTCTCAACCATATTAGTCTCATCATTACTTTGAATATAAACTAAATATTGAGCACTGCCAAACTTTGTATTTATAGCATTTTTTACACCGCTATTATACTGAGTAGAATTAGTGCAATATACAGGGTATTCAGTAACTTTACTTCCGAAATCAGGCGATAATGTAAATTTTAAAACCCAATTGCAATAATAAATAATTGCCTTTTCATAAAATTTATTATCATCAACTAATCCAACAACAATCCAAAAATCATCCTTGTATTTAATGTAGTCTCCACTTGTTAAAGTGCCTACTGAACACAAGACTTGTCTTTTTTTACTGCTATCATCATTGTCAGAAATGACTTGCTGGACTACACCCTTAAATGAAACACCATTATCATTTACAAGATTTGGTTTTCCATGATAATATTTTAAATCACTACCAAGTGGACTATCGAAAATATCATCTAAGTATAATTCTTTAAAAAAATTAAAATCATTTGATTCATTTCCACCAGTATAGGATGGGGGAGAAGCAAATTGAGTCCATTCTTTAGCCATTCGACTCACCACCATATGCAGGCATTTTTGCTTGATCGAGTAATAAATTTACTTTAGATTTAAAATACTCCAATTCCGCTAAAGTCATTTTCTTAGCATTTGAAGTATCATTGAGAGATAAATCTTTACCAACAATATTAATTTTTTTATTTTGACGATCAAATTCTCTTTCAAGATAATACAATTTCATAATATTGGCTATTACATCCATAGTTGTTAAAGATATGCCATTCTTAAAAACTTCATTTTGTATATCAAAATTTAAAGAACTTACTTCTCTTTCGTAATCTACAATTGCAAGCTTCGCCCACAATGATATTAACTCTTTAGGAAGAGTTGAAGCATCAACATATTTAGTTTCAAAAATTTCTATAATTTGTTCAAATTCGCTCACACACAACACCCTTCCTAAAAAATTATTTTTTATTCACCATCTTCAGCCTTCTTGGAAAATTTATAACCTGTTATTTTTTCAATTGCATTTTTCTGAGCAACCGTTGCTTTATCAATACCAGCCTGACTTGCAAGATCAATAAACGCCTGTTTGTCACCTTCATTATTAACATACTTAGCAATTTCTGCTCTAAATGCTTTTACATCTGTAATTTTAAGTAAACTCTTAACACTATCTAAACTTAAAGTTTTAGTATTTAATTCATCAATATTATCAATGTGAAAAATAGCTTTCCTGACCGATTCATCATCAATTACTATACGGGCATTAGAACCTTTAGTATCACTTCCAGTAAACATCTTATTGTCCATTGCCACTTGATTTTCAACTTCTCTATAAGTCAAGCCTTTCCAGCCTTTTACACCTGCGGGAATCATAATATCAGAGCGATTGTCACTATCACGAAAATGCAAAGCATATCCACGCAAATTGGTAATAGCAATTCTACCTTCAGTGTTAATTGTCGCTTCTGTAGTTCCTCTTGCCAAAAAAATATCATTCCTTTATAAATATATTTGCGGACAGATTAGATAACTAACCTGTCCGTATTAAACAAAATAATTAATTTAAGTATAATTATTACGCTGACTTTGTAAGGCAACCAATCTCAAATTCTCTACCCTTAACAACATCTGCACCAATTTCCATATCAAATCTTGTAAGAATTGAACCTGTTGATACATCATTACCTGTCATTGTTGTCAAGCCACCTCTACGAATAACATTAATAGGAGACTGACCATTCTGTGGTACAAAGAAAATGTGATCTGGATTATAATAAGTCTCAAAAGCAGTCTTGTCTGCAAGAGGCTTTGTGAAATTATAAGCGTTCGGAAGTACAACAAGACTTGAACCCTTGTAATCACCGTTATAACCCTGCTTTGCAATTTCATCAACCTGTGAAGGTGTATAGAAGGGAAGCGTTGTTGAGTTTGGATTCTGATAACCGTTAAAACCCGAAATTGTAGCAATCTTATCAAAATCACCAAGAATACTAACCTTACCCATTCTACGAATCTTCTTAATCATATCATCAATAGCAGTCTGTGTTGGTTCGTCATTATATTCACCGTAAAACTTTACTCCTGTTGTGTTATTCTTTAAAGCTGATACAATTGTATCAATAACATAAGCAACACCTTTATTGTGCATTGTTGTCTGAATCTGCTCAATTTCCTGTGCGTTTGTACCTACAAAATTCTTTGACTCAAAGTCACGATAATTGTATCTCATACCAGCAGAAATAGTTCTTGTAGGAATAGCATAACTAACTTCTTTACGGTCAGCAAATGATACATCTGAACCCTTTGCCTGAATATCAGCATTGAGACTTTCATATGTCCATGTATGTACAACAGGAGTTTCATCCATACCGATAGATTTATAATTACCAAAAAGCTGATAAACCTGCATCTGCTTTACAAGAAGTGGTTCAATACCAATCTTTACAATTGTATTAATTTCAGCTTTAGCTGTCTCATCATTCTGTGCAGCTCTTGCACCAAGCTGAGACATAAACTTAACTACTTCATCAACTTCCTTACCATACGCAGTTGTATCCTGACCTGTAAGAAGTGCCATATTAATTTCAGCATATCTTTTAATTTTGTCAACATTCTTTACTCTTACTTCTTTTCTCTGTGCGTTATTAAGCTCAATTGAAAACATAATTATTCATTCCTCCTTTATCAAACATTTACAGAAATACTAAGACCGTGACCGCAATAGTTTGTCTTTTCCAGAACTGTAAATGTAACTTCATAACCAGTAGCGTCAGATGACTTTTCATAATTACCCTTTGTGTCAGCTACAAGTGTATCACCCTTTGAAATTGAAGCGTAATCAGTCGTAAGTACAGAATCGTCAATTTCAAGAACAACATCTTTAAGTGTTGCTGTGTCAAACAGTCTTACTGGCTCACCAATAGCTATAATATTTTCAGGTGTAGAACCGATATATTCTACTGGTTCTCTTTCATTCTGTACAAGCCAAAGACCTTTCTTTGCAGTAGTAGCTGTCGGAAGAGCAACAGTGCCTGTTGCTCTGTCAACGGTAACAAGATTACCATTCTTAAGATTTACGGAGGCTTTAAGATTGCCAATATTACGAGCGTTCTTATAGTCGCCAACCATTTTAAACTTAACCATAATTATTCTCTCCTTTTTTAAATATCAAAAATATCAGTTTCTTCTGTTTTTTCAAGGCTTGTTTCGTCAGGCATATCAATATCAATAAACAATGAACCTATGCCAAGTGAATTAATTTCACTTGATTTCTTATCAGCCTGAATCTTGTCAAATGCAGTAGCCTTAATTTTAGTAACGATTTCATCTATAGACATCTTGCTATCAAATGGACTCTCCTTAAATGAATTAATTTCAGCCTCTACACACTTTTTCTCATCTTCACTAAAAGGTTTCAATGCTTCTTCTAAAGAGTTACATTCATTAACTTTTTCAATCTCTGAAAGCTTTTTATCACAAGCAGATTTTTCGGCTTTAATATCCTCAATCTGCTGATTTAGCTCTGTGATTATTACATCTTTACTATTAATCGTGTCATTCAGACTTGTAATTTTCTCATTGAGTTCCGACACCTGAGCCTCAAGTTCTTCAATTGTTTTCTTTGATTTAAACTCGTCTTTAAGGCTATTAACTTCATCAGAAATCTTCTGAGAGATTTCATTAACCAACTGTGCCATATCCATAATTTCTTTTCCTCCTTGTGTATGTTTAGCATTTAATTCAACAACTATTGCCGCATCATCGCCTTGTCCAACAAAAGAATCCAATAATGCAAAACCGCTATATTCATATTCTGTCGGCACTCGTCCTGTGCCAGTAAAATTATCCTTATAAACAATTTGATTATTGTTTTCTGCCGTACCTGTTATTTCAACAGAACCATACATATGTCCATGCTCTTTGAACATTTGTCTATAATGATCAATAAATGCTCCATGCCGAATATAATCTAATTTACAATCTGCCATAAGCACTTTTATAAATTTTCCATCTAAATTAATATCAGTCACATATGCATCTACAATACTTCCAACAATACTTGCATTTGCACATTGCAATACTCCATTGCGATATCCTGTCATACCATGTGACCAAATTTCTGTTTTATCGTCATCTGTAAATTCAGCAGTAATTGATGCACCAATAGCAGACTTTAAATTATTAGTTACATATGGTTCTTGCCATGAAATGCCATTGTTCTGATATTTGTCATTGCTATCAAATATTTCATGAAGTGCTAATTTACATTTAACATAGCCCGCTTGTTGTTGATTGCTAATTTCATATAAAAACATTTTTTATAACTTCACCTCCTGCTCAAAAGCATTAAGGCTGGAAGGTTCACTCGCCATCTTCCATATATACAAAAAGCCGCTTATAGTAGCGGTCTTAGAGTATTATTAATATTTAATTTATTAATTTGGAGAAGGGGAAATATTTGCATTATTATTTTTAGATATTATTGTATTCTCGTTCTCTAAACTATCCTTTTCAGGTCTACCACCTTTATCGTCTGTATTTTGTTGCTTATCTTTATTACTCAAAGTGTACATTGATTGATGTGGGGGAAATAATTCTTCATAATTTTGATTTCGTTCAAATTTCATAATATCAATATAAACATCAGGTTCTATACCGGTTGCAGCAATCAAAGGTGTCATAGCACCACCGCAATCTGAATAAATAGATTTAAACTTATCAAAATATTTATCTCTATTAAAGGATGTAATAGGAAGAATATACATACTTACTACATTATTAACATCTTTAATAATATTAAAGTTGATACACTTATTTAATTCATCTACGATTTTTTCAATAATTGAATATGTATCACTTGCTACCAACTCCAAATTCAAAAGAGCAGTTGCATAATTTGAGCCACTTGACTTTGAACCGCCATATAAAGCTGATGGAGAAAAACCTAATGACTCAGCTATATTATCCTTAATTGACTTTTCATTCTTCTCATCAAATAAACTTGTGTCTATTTTTAAATTATTTAACTGTGTACCAGCAGCCAATGATACTACAGAAGTTCTTTGACTATTACTCTTTTGTGAAACTGCATTTTTTAACACATTATGCTGTTCTCTCTGTTGAGCATCTGTCAATGTACTCTTACCTGAGCCATCACCCCTAAGTGGAAATGTTTCATAAACTAAATTATTATTGATGTTACTCAAAACACCTCGTTTAGTATCAACAAAATAATTAGCATACATAATTTCATCAAGAGAGGTTAGAGCAAGTGGAACACCCCATTTATCTCTGTCTGTACTGCCATTAGTAATATAAATTGTTTTACGCCAATCAAGAACTATCCAATTTTTACCTTCGTTTCCTGTCTTTCTCCACTTATCAAAAGCTTTACCAATTTCTAATGGCATAGTTGCTAACTGCCTTTGAATTTCACTTTCTGAAACACAGTTCTCGGTAAAATATTTGACATTAAAAGCTATAATTGGTATTCCATTTTGACGACTTACCAACTGACAATACTCAAAGGGTAAAGAATATAAATTGACTTCATAATCTAAATTTTTCTTATTATTTATTTCTTGAATAAATGAAACATCTATGTCACTCATATATTTTCCGACACTTGAATTTCTCTTTTGAACATCAAAGTAATAATAAGCCGTTCCTTCAATCGAAACTCTCTTAATGCAATCTCTAAAAAAATTTTTGTATCGAATTTTTCTTAAAGTAGCATTAAACTTTTGCTTGTTTTTTAGAACCAATTCATCTTTACCTTTTGAACTTGGACTAAATAATACATAGCTTAAATAATGCATTGTAGACATTTTATTAATTCCTGATTTAATAGCACCGTCTGTATTATATGCCCATTGTCCCAACTTCCTTGCAGCTATTGGGTAATCTTGTGGATGAGATATAATTGTTTCAACTTGTGATAAAGAATAAAGTAATTCACCATTAAAATGACGATGGTTACAATATTCAACAAGGTCAGGAGCGAAATTTATTTGTGAATAATCATGTGAATTTATTTCACTGTTATTGGTACACAATTCATTATTATCTTGCTTATTATTTTTTATATTTAGATTATCATTTGTTTCTCTTTTACCGCCAAATAATTTATCTAATATGCTTATTTTTTATCACTCCTTTCTCAATCATACAAAGGTTGAAAAGTATATGCATCACTATTCATTACCGAACTAAAATTATCTTCTCGTCTTAATTGGTACAAAAAATGACACAACATAATGAATGTATAAAAACGGTCATCGTGCATTTTATTTTCTTTATCTTTCGGCAAAGCATAATAAACATTTTTACTTGAATTATTAGTAAAACGGTGAATAGAAGTTACTTCAGTTTTTAAACTATCAATGTTATACAAAGCTGCTTCTTGTTCATCAGATAGTATTATATCTTTATAACTTTCTTCATTTTCTTCTCCGCCACCATTGCTTTCATAAACTCTAATTGAGCCTTTACCTGAATATTCTCTTGGAAATTTAATCAAATCCATTGATACTATTTCAATCATTTCTTCAACCATAATCCGCTTTTCAGCTCTTGGATCAATTAATTCAAGTTTATCTATATTGTCTGGGTATAAATCTTCATATCCTTCAAACAGTCTATAATCAGCGTCTATTAGCCCTTTATGCTTTTTTCCGTTGACATCAGTCCAAGATTGTAATAATCTATCGCCATACTGTTGACCACCACCACCAGCACCAGCATCAATTAAAAGTTTATATAAATACTCATAATCAGGAGCACCGCCATTATAATCAATTAGCATTTGTCTAATAATATCAACCTGTTTATTTGAATCTAACTTATATCCTCGTTTACTGCCTAAATCTACAAGATTAACACAATTGACGATTTTACCATAGTATCCTATTTCTTTGTCATAGCAAACTTCCATTACAGTAACTACACTGTTATCAAAAGTACGAGCTGGATCAAATGCTAAAACATATTTGTTCTTACCGTCTCTAAATAAAGTCGGTAAAATAAAAGATTCATTTCGAGTAATCATACCTCTTTTGACAATTTGATTTACACCACCATCAACAATTGGTTGATTATAATACTCTCTTAATGCTTTTTGTCTATTACCTTTTAAAGCAGCTTCAACTTTATCCATAGTTAAAAGAGGAGTCCATTTCTTGCCATCTAAATACACATTTATAGCTGTCATACAATCCATATCACAACAAAAATACTCTCTGTCACCAGCAATCATTCTCTTAGCAAACTCTTTATAATGTTTGTAGAACACCGTATCAGTACCGCCTTGAGAAGAAGCATAAACTAATTGTGTTGGACATTGCCTTTTTGCTGTTTTAGGGTTGTACAATTCATCAGTAGAAGTTTCAAAATCCATATTCTGTGTCGCAAATGCTTCACAAACTAAAATAAGGTCATCTTCACAAAACGCTGCTTCATCAAAAAATACAAGGGTAGCTCTTCTACTTCTGTTGTTGTCAGGTTTCGAGTTTAAAGTATAAATTTCACTACCATTAAAGAATTTAACATGGTAGCCACTGGCTGAATGTGAAAATCCTGTTTGTGAAGGTGGAGTAATTACAACTTCATTTTTTACAATTGATTTCAAACTTCTAATAGAATTTGCAGTTTTACCTGTGTTAAGAACTATCTCTTCAATTTTAGTAAAAGTTTCTTTAGCTTGATCACCAACAGAAGATACAATATAAATTGCTTGATTTTCATATAAAATAGCTTTTAAAAGCATAAATACTGCACCAAGAAAAGATTTTCCGAAGTTTCTGGAACAGCACAATGTTGAATGACCAGCATTCCATATAGATTGCAATATGTACTTTTGGCTATCTATAAGCTTAATACCAAGTAAATCTTCACAAGCTATACATGGGTTTTTTCTATAAAAAGCAATACTTTTAGCATCTAATTCACAAATTCTGCGTTTACGCTCAGACATAATAAATTGACAACTACTCATTGTCATCACCTGTATTATGTTTGTTATTAAACTTTATCAACTCTTCATTAAGTTCGCTATTTTTATTTTCAAGTTCCTTTATTCGAGATTTACATTTCTCAATATTTACATACAATAATCTGTTTTCTTCTAAAGCATCATCTAATGCCTTATCCTTTTTTTCTATCAGTTCTCTTTGTATATCTACAATTTCTTTTTGGTCACTTTCATCAAAAAAGGAATTTTTCTTTATTGCTTGCATAGATTGATTAACAGCCCATGCACTGCCCTCAGATTGTAATTGCTTGTAATAATTTGCTTCTGCTTCATCAAAGTTTTTTAACCTTAATTCTTTTTGCAAATCTGTAAATGTACCTTTGCCTTGTTTTTTATTACTACGATTTCTAACGGAGATTTCGTTTTCTTTTGCGATTTTATCATTATCATTAACTTTCGAGGTAATAATGTTACTTAAGTTTTTAATTTGCTCAAGATCTCTTGTTTCATCAAGTGAAGCAATTTTTGCATTACACCTTTGAATCATTTCGTTATTAACAACAATTTGAATGATTTGTGATTTCTTGAAAGCATCTTCTTGAGTTTCTTCATCAAGAAAATCTATTATTGTATTAAATAAATATTTTCTACTTTTATCTGAAAAATCATTATCAGGGAATGGATCATATCCATAAATCTCAATTACAGTATCTCTGTTCTTTTTATCAATATCATTCCAACCCACATCATGAGTCTGCTCAACCATTTGAATGGTTGTTTCCCCCAGTTTTTTCTCTGCAACACTGGTAATAAAAGTTTTTCCTTTATACTTAACAGTGTTCATAAGTCTTGCATATACACCAATACTAAATTCTTCTCGATTTTTTATCGCTGTATTATATGCACTTTCATCGTAATACCAATCGGTTAAAGCACAAATTGCAATAAGTGCCATTCTATCAGAATCATATTTTTTACTTAATTGACTAAATAACTCCTTTAAGCAATCTACGCACACATCTATAATGCCATTATTACTAATGAAATATAAAGAATTAGCAGATTTATAAAAATTGCCTGTAATATTTTTATATGACTTTCCACATATTTTACATTTATATTCACGCTGAGTTTTGGTAGTTGTATTGTTTGCCACTAACGCTCACCGCCCTTTAAATATGACACTGATTCTTTTTCGCTCTTAATTCAGTGTCATTTTCTTTGATGTAAAATTTTCGGGTAACTTCTGTACTTTCATGATGCAGACAGTGAGAAACTTCTTCTAATGACATTCCTGCATTCTTGTATAAAGTAGCACCACTATGACGAAAATCGTGTGGATGTAGGGTAGGAACACTAATCATTTGTCCAATTTCTTTGCACATATCAGATAAGGCTGTTGTTGATAAGTGATTGCCTGTCTGCGATGCCATAGAATAAAACACCCATCCATTATCGTTAATTCTGTTTTCTTTTCTGAAATTCTGTAATTCAATCAAATACTCTTTAGTGCTCTCATCAAAGTACAAACTTACAATTTTGCCTAATTTTTCAATAACATCGTTTGCGACACATTCAGCAAAATCAATTTGTTCCCAACGCAAATTAGCAATAGCATTTATTCTTGCCATTGTAATAAGCGAAAATTCTGCATACACCCTCAACATAATCGAGTCATGTTTACAACGCAAGGATTTATTTTTACTATCCTCAATCTTCTGCTTTAAGACTTTTCTCATTGTATCTACTTGTTCAACAGTTAAAAAAGTCTGCTTAACAACAGCTTGACCTTTTTTTGGACGGTCAACATAATCCATTGGATTTTCTACAATTAATTTTCTTTTTCTTAAAAATTTATAAAAAGCTGAAATTGAAGCCATTCTATGCTTTATTCTTTCTGTGTTATTACCATTCTGCTTACAGAAGTAAATAAATTCAATAATGTCATCTTCGTTAATTTCTTTGACTGAGCGATTATCCTGATAGTCATAAATGTACATCCACCAATTAACAAGGTCATTGTAATACACTGCAATAGATTTTTTGGACAATTCTCGAATAGCCATATCAGCTTCATATTTCTTGTATAATTTAAGCGTTTCAGAATTAACTTTGCTTAGTTTATCATAGTCAAGTAGACATATCTTTTTACTTCTTACAGGCATCCAATCACCACCTTACTTGTTACACTAAAAAATAGAAAAAAGAACGAGCTGTTATAACTCGTTCTTTTCTTTCGTTGAATTTATAATTGTTGTTTTCGCTTTTTGTACAGAAGGTTCTGCTAATTGAACATCATATAAACATTCAATTGTACTATTAGGTGTACTGACTACTATAAATTGTTCAGATGTGTTTGCAAGTCTTTTTTGAATTGCGTAATTATCCACACCTGATAAACAACCACTTTGTACAACTTTAGTATCATGTACACTCAAAAGAGCATTAGTATGTTTATGCCCCATTAAAACACCGTCAGGTTTAAGTCCTGTCATCATTGTCAAATTCTGAACAACACTTGCCGGATTGTCATATGTTCCATGTACTGCGTACCATAATCTATCATAAATTTTAAAAGCAACCATTGTATCATCAGTTGAATTTTCAGTGAATATATGTACATTATGGAAATTTTGTAACGATGCCTTCATGTAAAACGGAATTAACGCATCCAATTCTTCACCCTTTAGTGCTTCTTCTTTATTCTCCATTATTCGTGAATGATTTCCATTGACAGAATAAACTTTAATTTCTTTAAATTCTTCTGATAAATCTTTAACAAAATTTGTCAAGTAAATAGAAATTAATTTTAATTGTTCAATAACATTTTCATTATTCTCTATCCGTAAATTTTTATGAATTATACCACTAATTAAATCTCCACCAAGCACAATAACAGCATTATGAGCATTATGTCTTTTACGAATAGCACATATTTGCTGATAATATGAATGTAATCTACATATCAGTTCTTCAGAGCTGTAACTATTCCAAGAATTTTTACATACTATACCAGTATGTACATCTGTAATGGGTATAATCAAAGTAGACTCATCTACATCTTTAACCCCTTTATCCATAACTGCCAATTCACATTTATTTGAATTAGAAGCCGAATAGGGCAAAGGTTCTATATTGTCACTTAATACTCGTTTAATTAAATCAATAAAGCTTTCTCTACGAGATTCTTCTCTTTGTAATCGTCTTAGTTCACTGCGTTCATCACGAATTTTATATTTTTCATTTTCAAGTTTTCTTCGTTCTTCTTTAATGCTTGCAAGATAATCTTCGTCAGTTGTGCAATTTTGATTTTCTGCTCTAAGTTTATCAATTTTATCTAACATATACTTGTAAATAGCATAACCGCCAAATTCCGTGTTTTGAGCTTTCCTCAAGCTATCTCTATGTATATTTAAATTTAAAGCATCTACTATATCCTGCCATTCTAAATCATCTGGTCTCTGTTCAATTAATGTGCCAATCAACCTAATTCCATAATCACGCCAATTTTCATTAGGCTTTTGCTGATATTTTGGATTAAGCATTAAAGTATTTTCTCTTTCGTGTATAGATTGAACAAGCTATCTCATTCGTATCTTTGATTAATACAAGATATTTTTTTATCTCTGGACAAAAATATTTATGCCTCTTACTTTTCTGCTTAACAGTTCTTCTGATTTCTGCTTCAGGATATTTCTTTCTGATTTTTATACTTTCTTCCTTTGTAATAGGAAACAAAAATAAATCACTCTTTCTAAATTATATTTAAAGAGAGTGATGGGGAGGTTCACTCTCTTTACCATATACATCTTTTATTTATTATAAAAAATGGCTTAAATACTGGCTTTTTTGAAGATTTCAATTTAAAAAACTTAGTTTTTTGCCGTTTTTTGCAAAAAATGAGCTATTTTTATGTATTCACATTACTTACATATCGGTAATTAAAGTCATATAACTTAATGTCATACTGTTCTGATTCTATCGGACATTCTTTAATTTGAAATACATTTTCTTGACTATCGGCAACTAATTCATCAAAATTTATATTGTGGTAAGTGAATATTGCTGATAAAAATAATGCTGAATAATTTTTATGTGTGGGTTTTTCGATTAAAGATAAAAGATAACGCATTGTTTTTTTAGAAATTTTAAGTGAATTAATATATTCTACGCAATCTTCTTTTGTTTCTTCTGTCATCTTTAAACACTGCTCATAAGAGAAGGCATCTTCACCTTTATTGACATTCCCAGTTTTAGATTTATACTTTGACCACAAATGACCAATTTCGTCTTTAGTATCTTGAATGGCGGACAATATACGCTCAACTTGTTCATAATACACTTGTCCATCAATTGCATTAGATGATTTAAAAATATCTGATAAATTTAAAAGGGGAGCATTATTTCTTACACGAGGTATTTTATTTAAAGCAAGTTCGACATAATCCATAGTAGTATTATAAAGCCGATAATGTTTTCGATTATTGTCATATCCCTTATACTTGTCCAAATATTTAAAAAATAGAGGTCGGACATATCTGCCTTTATTATCATATACAGCATATTTAGCTTTTAATAATTTAAGCTCCATAGAGTTGTTTGCCGGATTTTCTCTTTTAGCCGAATCAATCTCCAAATTGCTCATCACATCTAATTGTGCAATATCAGCATAAAGTGATTGTACCTCATTTGACTGTATACCATATCCGTTATAAATTAATTCCCATAACTTAGAATTTAATTCTTGAGATAAATTAATAATTTCTCCAATTTTATTTGTTCCTGTCTTAATGTCAAGTTCAGCTTTATCTCGTGCCGTATATCTACGCTCACATTTTTTACTTGACACTAATTTTGTCGGTACAAGAAAATTATCATAATTACGAATTGCAGCTTGATATAATATCTTATTATCTGTCAACAAAACAGTGTCAGAATCAAAATCTGAACCACTTAATCTCTCTAATAAATTATCACGAATACTATTAACGCATACTATCTCATTACTTAAATTAAAATATTTATTAATGTTCTCATATATTACATTTTGACAACATAAAATATTTCCCATTGTAACATGAGGAGAACGACTTCCTATTAACTTGTCACCATTATTAAACATCGTACAATGTACTGTACCTGCTTTAATTTCGGGTTCTCCATTAAATCGTCCAATGCAACTTTGTAACATTTCGATAGGGTTGCCAAATAGTGTTGAATAATTACCGTGCACGAAGATATGTCCCTTACGACAATTTTTAACAAATGCCTTAACAGTTTCATTACAAAAGTCTTTGTACATTTTGGTTTGGCTAAATTTATTATTTAGTCCAAGCAAGTAATATACAATATCATTTTTATTCGCCAATTGTTGAGATTCAGCATTTGTATATTCAGGAATTGAATATTTAATGTGATGCCTAAATACAGCACTGTCTGTTTTCAATTTCATAATATAATCAATTGTAGGTTGAATAAATTTCTTTACTTCATCTTTTGTTAATTGTAAAGTATTAAGCAATTGATAATGTGTTTGAACCATTCTACCATCAAAATAATGAGTAGGCTTTTCGTGTTTCACAACACCAAATTGTGGTTCGATTGTCCATAGCCAATCTTCTAAAGAACCAAATTTTAAATATTTAATACTACTTGGAGTAGTAATTAATTTAATATCAGACAATGTTGTGGCTTGAGTATATCCATTTAGCTGCGATATGTCAGTGATTCCATTATCAGTAAACCACTGCTGAATATTAGTATTAAAACAAGCAGATTTAAAAAAGCGTGTACGCAATAACAACATGCCATAATTTTTGTAGTCCTCAAATTTACTAACATCTAATAAGGACTGTCCATCCCAAATGCTATTTGACATATCAACTTGTTTTGCTGACGAAACAAGTCTATTATCCTTATCAAGCTCTGTAGCAACGCAAGTTGTCGTAAATTTACTTTCATAATCGGGGATGACAAGAATTTCATTTGGTTCAATGGTTATTGTATCTATGATAGAAGAAAGAGTTAATGCTATATAAGGCTCAAGACTCGCCAAATCACATTTAACACCATTCTTTACATTTAATCCACACATTTCCCATTTGTGCATCTTTTTGTATAATTTTTCGTCAATAAATAGGCATTTACCTACACGACTGCTACCACTACTGCGTTTAAATCGTACATACTTAATTCCGTCACAAACAAAACCATTTTCATATAAATCAGTTCTAATGTCAGAAATCGAAGTTAATGTCTCAATATTGTCTTTAGCTCTATAAACAGATAATTCTTTATCATAAAAAAAATATTCACCTAAGATTTCTTGTGAAAGGGGAGATTTCACAAGATAATCTTCTGTAATATTTTTTTCTTTACCATCTGGCAATACTCGAATAGCTATTAAAGTACCATCTTTAATGCAAGCATTATTTTCTAATGTAACTTCGGTAGGAGAGTAACCGAATTTAATATATAAACCTGAACCAGCCCGATTGTAAAGTTTATTGCTGTATTTAAAAGTGACATTTATAACATGCCTTGTATATTTTTTATTTCTGCCAACATATTCATAAAAATTTCTATTTCGATAAACTTCTTTGTAAACATCATTCAATTTAATTAAGTCTAAACTATAATCCATTGTGGCGACAAATTTCTTTATATTTAAGTCACCAAATTTGTCTCTAAGTGTATATCCGTTCAAACTATTGTTAATATAATGATTTGCAATATACACATCTTTACCGTCCAATAACGGTATATTTACAGCTTTGCTTTGAGCCATACTTGTTGACTTAGCTATGCTGTAACACCCCTATTGTAATTAATTAAATATCACACTCCTGTCAATACTATTATTGAATTTTAAATATTTATATTTTGCAAATCAAGATTAGTTAAATCAAGATTAGTTGAAATTAACATCACGAGAACACAGATTGATACCTCATTAATCAAATCTTCAATGGTATCATATCGTTTATCTTGCAAAATAGTTAAGCAACAATTTGCTAAAGATGCTACAGTATTAAAAGTTTGATTTTGCATATTATCGTTGTCTATTACGAGTTTTAATAATCGGTTAATCACATAACACATATTCTGTGAATAGGCAAGTGGCATAATAGGGATTCTTTTAAAATTATAGTTTAATCCTTTACCGACATAATTAATCAAACTATCAATACATTTCTGCCAAAATATAGCTTCTTCTTGTTCCGAATTAAAGTATAACAGTCTCTCTATGTTATAAACGATTTTTTCATCCTCAGTACGCATTATTTCAAACACTGTTTCAATTGCACTTGATGTAGGAGGTTCAGTATGTATTTTAAATGAACCATCAACACCAATTAAAAATGATTCTGTTTCATAATTACGGCAATCATTCTGTTTGTTTTCTAAATTATTCAATGTCATACATTCCTTTCTGTTGTTATGTAGATCTTATCTCATTATGTTATTTTTTAAAACTAAATTTTATTAGTCATTAAAATCTGCAATAATATCAAGGTAATATTCCTGTCTCTCGTTTAGACTTTCTCGATATTCTCTTTCAGCCAAAACTTCTATGTTCGCACCAAATTCACAATTCATACAATTATCCTCGCAAACATCGTGCCATATGCAATTGAAATTTTTCGTAACTTTACTTTTCCTTTCATAATCATTTATCAATCAATCCTTTCTGACCATTCTAAATTGTTTTTTAATGTCTCAATAGTTGAACTACCCATTAGTCAAAATCGAAAAAGGTGTCTAACTAACTTCATTTAAATAAAAGTAATTAAATATACCACAACCTTTCATAAAACCTTTAACACACTAAAGTGTTAAAGTGAATTACACTAAATACCAAATAATGTATTAAAAGACTCATTCAAAATTTTCTATCATTTCATTTATTGGTTGTTTTGCTTTTGTATTTTGTTCTGCTTCAATTTTTTTAACTCTATATTTTTCAACTATCTTCTCTAAATAGTCTTTATCTTCAGGCAGACAATAAAAATTTTTGCTATACTTACACACCTGCTTCAGAGGATTCGCAATCAAAATATAGTTGTCATAATAGAGTAAATTATTATCCCGTAATTCTTTTACATAATTTTTAATACTTCGTTCACAAAGTCCTGTAAGGTTACTCAATGTCCTAAATGATAGATATGCAATTTTTTTATGATATCGCTTAATTCTTTTATTTATTATAAAACACAAAACTCTTGACATCCTTAATGCCTTCATTGGATTCGCTCCGGTAATCTTAAAACATTGACTTAACCATTCAGATTTAAATGAGTAAGAAGTGTTTAAAATATTATTAGGTAAGTTAAGTGTCTCAACTGTTAATTCATCTGCAAACTCATCTGTAATGTAAATTGGCTTTATATCAACAGTGATGTTCCAATACATAGTCCGATAATACGGATAACCAATTCTACGATTACAAATTCGTATGATCTTACCTTGTTTAATGAAATATTCTAATCCATCAAAAAAGATTTTCTCAAGTGACTTATAAAACTTTCTATCTACAAAAGGAAATAAAGTTTCAAAAATTACATAAAATGAAAAATTCTCAAATATGTCTTTGGTCAAGTCAGTGAAACTGCGTTTGATTTCAATAAGTCTTATGTTATTAAAATAATCGGCAATAATCTTATTACCATTTTTTTGATTGCTTGCCTGAAATTTATCTTGTTTCCAACTATGTATTGCTTGTGAATACATAATCAACCGCCCAAGTCCTCTCATAACATAATATGCAAACCAAACTTTTTCATTTTTATCTTTGAATAATTCATCAATGATGTTTTTTGGTATTGTCATGTTAGAAGTAACTGATTGATTTACAAGTAACTTAAAATTGACAAACTCATTTTTATATGTATATGCCATTCAATCATCCTTTTTATTACAAAAATGTAACCACTTTTCGACTATTTTTTGCACACAACCTTTTATAAATAAAAGTTCATTAATACGGTGTTCGTTTTTTACTCACACCTTTTTGTTATTTATAATATAAATTTATAATATAATATATATTTAATAATATAAATAATATAAGAAATAAATATAAGAAATTTAATATTATTAGATTTACTTATTACCCCTAAAGGGGTAATAAGTAAATCTTTTCTTTGGTTCTTTCTTTAAATCCAAAATAAAATTAAGAAAATAAGAAATAAGAAACAAAAGAATAAAATAAATAGTCAAATAAAACATAAATTACAAATGACGGTGAACACGAATAAAAAGAAATAAACCAATAAGAAAACTTATTAGTTAGATATGTTCATTCTTTTGTGCCGTAGCTAACGCTACGGGGGCTGATTGCGGTTTATCTCTCACTAAGCTGACGCTTAGCGATAACTAAACCTTAAACGGATTAAAACGCTAACGCTTATTTAATCCTGAACATGTAAATACAAATAATCTTTAACCGTCACTTGTAACTGATATGTCTAAGATATATTATAACAGATAATTTTTAAATTGCAATAGTTTCAGCAAAAAAAATAAAAAATATTATTAAATTAATATTAAATCAATATGCAATAAGCATTTGCGTTTAAAACTCATTCTATTCTTACGAAAATTGCCCTGTATTAAGCCAAAATACAAAAATAGTATAATTACATTACTAAAGCAAAAAAACGAATACAGGGCAAAATAGAGCAAAATAAAGATATGTCGTATTTTTTAAAGTAATTATTAAAGAATGAAATAAAACAGAATGTACTCTAAGAGGCTTAGAAATTGATTGTAAGCAAAGTTATTGATGTATTAGGGTATTTTTTACATAAAAGAGAGTTTATTGCGATCTGAGAGCGTATAGAGACTATGAGCAGCATAAGAGATACTTATTATTGTGAATTGTAAAAAATAAATTTTTTATCACATAATTGTTGTCAAGCCAATAAAGGTAAACAGTCATTTCTTGTTTCACCTGAAGGCAAAACAATCAACAACTGTTTACGACAACAAACAGAAAATAACATCCGAGTTTACTCGTCTCTTATTTTCAATTTGTTGTCTGACATAATAATTTTTTAATTTTACTATAGCGTTAGTGTGATTGTTTGATTAGATCTTTAGGAAATAAAAAAGACCACTTCATACAAAAATGAGTGGTTAAACTAAGAATTGAAATTGTTTTTTAATATGATTATTAAGCAATAATGGGAAATAAGAGTAATAAGTTAAAAGTTGTATATGGTTACAGAAATAGCAGTTGAAAAAAATAAAGTATTTTTTTGCATTTAGATATACGGTATTTTAAGAAAATGAATTGGAATGAACTTGAATATTGAATCTATTAAGATTATGAAATTATTGAAAGTGTAAATTATTTAAAAAAATGGCTTAAAATCTAAAGAATATATTAATTGTATCATTGGAAATGCTATAATTTGTAAAATTGCGTTTTTTATTAATTCTATGTTAAATTCGTGAAAATGGCTTAGCAATGAGGTTTTAAGGGAGTTTAAGGGGGTTCAATATGAAAATAATGTTGTATGGGTTTGATGAGTAAAAATGGCTTAAATATGCGGTATTTAAAGGATTTAGAAAACATTAATAATTTTTAAATTGGTTGAAAAAAAGTGGTCAAAAATATAAGAGTAAAAATAGGGGATTTTAGAGATAGGGGAGGTGGGGAAATTCATAATTGGATTTTTGGTGGCGAATATTTGGATGAGTGTACTATGCCCTTTATTGGAAATGAAAACCGTTTAGGGAATGTAAACTACCCCCCTATATATAGCTGTTTAGTGTGCGGCATAAAGCGTTAGCGTTATGAAATTTGAATTATAAATGATTGTATTTTTTTGCTTTTTGTATTATGCTTTAAACTTTAAGAAAATCAAAAAAAAATAGATAATATCGGAGGTTTTTTTTATTCTTTTGATTCTTAAAATCTGAAGAAAATTGTTTCTTATTTTGTTTTAAAAGCAAGCTGTAGTTTGCTTCCGGTATTAAAAAACTTGCTAAATGTCCGCAAAACATCAAAAAGCGGACAATTAAAAAATTACTTTTAAGCTGTTTTATAAGTTCGTGGGAGCGGGAGAAACAACAATTATATTTATTATAATACTTTAGTGCATTAAAGCATTAAAGAACTTTGTATATCCATTGATTATACAGTTATATTTGTTATAAATATATACGGATACACTTTAAAGAAATAAATACTTATATTTTTTATAACACTTTAATTTGCTAAAGCACTTTTGTGCTTCCTCCGGCTCCTGCTCCTGCTCCAGCCTGCGAACCATCAACACCACTTCACCCACTTAAACAATTATATAACTTATAAACCTAACCACCTAATAATAACATCTCATTATGCTTATATATCTACACCATTATCCCTTAACGCTTTATAAAAAAACTGTGTACAGCTCATACCCACATTTTGCAAGTATTCTTCAACCTTTTGCAAATCGGTTAATTTAATATAAATACTTTTAGTTTTATATGTTTTTTTGGTATATTTTGCACTTGCTTTTTTGCGAGCTTCCGAAATTTTAACCTGTGAATTATTGTTGTTGCTGTTATCAAATATTGTCATTATATCACCTTTTAATATTGTGCATATTGCATAAAATAAATATCACAAATTGTTATATCATTGTATATAAAATCACTTGAAAAATATCACAATTTGTGATATAATGGTCGTAGACCAAAAGGAGAAAAGATCCTTTAAATCTATTTAAAAGTATATCATAATTATTTTAGTAAATCAAGGAGGTTAAAAAAATGACAAAAGCAAAAAAAACAATCTTATCAATTATTGGTTTTGCAATTTTTTTGATAATTGCATTATTAATCCAAAAAACAATTATATTAAAATCATTATCAATTGATAATGTTGGTGTTGCTGAAAATCAAATCACGGTTGAATATAACGGCGAAACTGAAATTTACAATTTGCCCCGTTAAAATCTAAACGGTTTCTGGAGGGTTGAGCCTATCAGCCTTACCCCATCCATTATAAAAATAATTTCATCCATTAATATTTTAATGTGCTTGCATTATTTTTTGATCTTTGAAAAACATAGACAAAAAATCTTTTTCGGGCTGCAAAATGAATTTTTTGAAGCTCCAAATTAAAAAACTTCGTGAATGCGAATTTTAAAAAGATTTCAAACCTATCATATTTTACATTTTTGTATTCATTTTGTTTTTAGAAATGGTATTAAATTCCGCAGGTGAATTATATCATTTTGAAAAAAACAACAATAAATATATTTTATTATTCATTTTTTAGGAGGTAACAAAAAATGAAAAAAACTAACACAACAACAACCGAAACAACAATAGCCGAAAACATTTTGACTTATTCAGCGAACCCGTTTTGTGAATTTGATAAAAAGACAAATTTGCAGCAGGAGCATACGCAAGAAGAATTTGCAGGCATTAAAGAAGCACTAAAAAACAATTTTACATACGCAAAAAAGAATAATAATTTTGATCTATTCAACGAAAATGTTGACTTCTGCAATGATTTCAACAATTATTATTCTGATTTTAAGATCAATGAAATCACTTCACGGTTTAAAAATGACCGCAAAAACCTAATTGAATTTATTTGTAAAAATGAATTTATGAACGGCTTTATTAAAATTGACAAAGATTTTAATTTCAATGAAAAGTCAAAATTTATTGATTTTGCAGCTATTAAAGCAAAATATAAAAACTTAACTGATCCAAAATATGATTTTGCTTTAACGCTTTTTAATATTCTTTGTTTCCGATTTGCAAAAAATCAGCAAGAAGCGAAAACAATTCAAAAATTTGAAAATGTGCCGAATACTAATGCTACTTCTGAGTTTGCAGTGTTCCGCCCTTCTTCGGTTTCAATCAACACAATTCAAAAAGCACTTGCCGAGCTTCTGAAGCTGATGCTTCCGGATTTCAATTTACTTGTCAGCAAAAAAGATGTTCATTACATTATTGATGGCTGCGCAAAATGTGCCGAGAATAAAAGACTTATCACTTTTGCAGGTGAAAAAAAGATGGAAAAACACTTGTTTAATCTTGTAAAATCAAAAATTAATAATGAACAATTTGTTATCAAGAGTAAAAATAGTTGTGCAAAAACTATAAAACCCGAAAAGGAAAATAAACCGAAAAAAGAAACTGAAAAGCCTTCAAAGACAAAAATTGAAGCTAAAAAAACCGAAAATAAATAATTGAATAATCTAACTTGTAAAGAAGCTAACTTGCGTTAGCTTCTTTTTTTAATGCTTTTTATTACTTAAAGAGGAGGAAAAAACACAATGAAAACGCCCACAAAATACATAATAAACCGAAAAAAACAACATAACAGAGCCGTAACACTTGAAATAAGTTTATTTCTTGCAATCGCTCTTGTTGTTTTTACTGCTGCTTATTTAAGTTTTTATTATTGTTGTAAACTTCTTGTAATGATCGGAGGCTAAAATATTATGACAACAAAAAAATTTGAACAATTATATAAAACAGTTAAAACAGAATTACAATCAGAGTGTAGCAACATCCGTTATTTTAATAAGTTATTTTTCAAACAGATGTTGCAAGCTGTACAGAGCGGAAACTATACGGAAATATTTACAACAGACTTGTACAATAAAAACGGATGCACTTATTGTGCATTATTGGGTATATTAAATAATCTTACAGATGAAGTTATGTTATAGGGTGAAAACTTAAAATTTTCAAGAAAAAAAAGGTAAAATTTATAAAATATGTTATATACAAAAACATTTTAGGGTATTGCGTAACATCTGAGGAAAATTATCACACAAGAATCCGTGACGCAAGAGCAATACAAAAATGTTATGACTTTAAAAGTGCTAATTCAATTATTGATTATTATTGCAAATATTTCAAATGGAATCGTGAAGATTTTATTATAGCCGTTGAATAAGCGGCTGTGTCGGGTGTAAAACTCAAAAAATAATTAAAAAAAGAGGACTCAATATGAAAATGTACGCAATTTTCCCTAATCCAAAAAGCGGATTAATTGAAGAACAGTTTATCGAAACTGAAAATTATACAGCAGATGAATTAAGGGATATAGCATTTTATGACATTTTTTTCAATAATCGGGAACTGGAAACTGATGCCGATACATTAGAAGAATACAGACTTAAAATAAGTTTAGATGTCTACGATTTTGCAGGAACTAAATACTTGTATGTAGGAAATAAATATATGGATATTATTTCTGACAATGACTTGGAAGAAATAGCTGATGCCGTAATACAAAAACTTACAGAAATTACTAAATCCATATGGGAAGAAAGAGAATGGGAGGAAACGGATTATGATTGATAAAGTTAAAGAATATGGAGAACAGGCACGGAATGATGGTAAAGAGATTTTAAAAAGATATGCAAATGGAATTGATTACTTGTTCATTAAAGAAAATGATGGATGGTATAGCATCATTGATATTTCAGATGACGGGTACAGAGCTTTAATACAAGCTCAAACTCTCGAACACGCTGAAAGTTATATCAATATGAGAGAACGCATTAATGTACCATTTACTGTTTTATAAAAGAAGAATTTTAAGGAGGTAAAACAATGTTAAAAGCAACAAACATATTATGGGATACCGATTATGATGATGACGGAGAATTACCGACAGAAATTAATATACCTGAAGGAATGACAGCCGAGGACGAAATATCGGACTATCTATCGGAAGTAACAGGATATTGCCATCAGGGCTATGTATTGGAGGAAAAATAAAATGTCAAAGGAATTGAAAATAGCTATTATCAAATGGCTTGTGGAAAATAAAAATCAGTGGCAGAGGGTGAATGCTTGCACGGAAGCATTCAGAGAATATATTTACAATAAAAGCGGAAATTATCTCATCGGCGGAGAAGCCGTGGTGGAATTTATCGGAGCAGCCGACAAACTAATTTACAGTAAGTAAAGGAGAAAATGAAATGAAAACACTTGCAGATTTTAAACGAGATAATACAGAGAAGAACGGCATTGAATTACGCTTTGACACTAAACCGAATACAGATATTATTACTGCCATTAAAGAAGCGGGATTTCGTTGGAGTGGAAAACAGCGGATGTGGTACGCAAAACAAAACGATGAAACGGTTGCTCTTGCTAATCAAATTTCAGAATCGGAAGGCAGTTTTGAGTATAAGCCAAAAACAAAAACTAACATTGACTTATGGTCTTTAACACGCACAGAAGGAATTGAAGATAATTACGGTAAAACCCGCATAACGAATACAAAAGAAATTGCTGCCAATATTCGTAAACATTTACGGAATAGGTTTTCAATGTGCAAATGGTCGGTTACGAGTGATTATAACAGTATTCGTGTTGAATTGCTTGAAAGCCCATTTTCACGGAATTCAGAGGCTTTGAAGGCTATTATTAATTATGCTTATACATATGCACAGAGCTGGAATTACGACAACAGCGATTTAATGACAGATTATTTTAATGTCAATTTTTACGGCGCTTATAAAGTAAGTTACAATTATAATCAGCGTGAATGTAAGCCGAGCGAAACAGAGATTGAAACAGATTTTCTCGCAAAAAAATCAGAGTTTGATGCCGAACAGAAGAAGCAGGAAGAAGAACGAATTAAAAAAGGTGTTGAAGAATATATAATCAGGCAGGCGGAGTATGAAAAAGCAGAAGCAGAACGACAGAAGAAAATTCACAGAATTGAAAAGAACGCAGAAATTAAAACGGTTAATTATACTATCGTGAATGCCATTCTAAAGGCTAACAAAGATGACAACCTTGACCACACTGAAATTTATGATGAAAAACAGTGTAGAGAAACTTGTCAGGTTTCCAGAGAAGTACATTTTACCACAGAGGTCTATGCACTTTTTGAAAAACAGTTGATGAGCGATTATTCATTCTTTGATGGAATGGGCGGAAGCCGTACAGATGACCGTAGAATCCAATCATCAATAGACTACGATATGATGACCGAAGAAGAAAGGGAAACTGTCGAGTGGTACAATATTGATTGCGTTGCTATATATTGTGATGGTGAACTGAAACTTATCGTTGATCCACAGGGTTACAATTATGCAAGATATGTATATGTTTACGATGAGCAGAGCCAAAAGGTTGACACTTACCATTCAGATTATGGTATTAGTGAAGAAGAACATCAGCATAATATTGAACTTGCAGAAACTATTGAAGATGTCAGCACCGAGATTATCAGCCAAAATGAAATCAAAAAGACATGGCAGGATGAAGATTTTGATTTATATAAGGCTTGTATGAAAGAATGGATTTATGCAAATAAATTCAAGTTGAATGCCGGCATTGTCAGAGCAATTACAATTCCCGAACTTAAAACGGTTATGTATAAGGTTCTTACAGAAGTTGACAGCATAGCGGAACAATTCAAAAATACAAACCTTGAGGCAGGACAGAGAATCACAATCGTAAAGTATAGCGACTTTGGTATGATGTCGGTATCAAAAGTAACATTTCATAGTTACGAAATCGGGCAATACGCACAGTATGATAATTCTGTGAAAATGACATTCAAGCCGCATAGAAAGAAAGGTCTTTATTATAAGTGGTTTTATGGAGATGTTATCATCTACAATGGATGGTATGACCTTCCTGATACAGTTCTGTTTGATATATCATACAAAGAACATTGTATTACACAAAAATCTAAATGGGCATCATTTGATAGAAAGCAGTATGATGCTATACTTGAATACTTTGCGGAGCAAGGATTGAAACCTATTATCAATACATACAAGCCTGTATTTTAAATTTGAAATCACGATATAAGGAGATATATAAAATGATTAAGATTGAAGCATTAAAAAACTACACCATTCCATATTATGGGAATAAAAGAATCCAACCTTATGGTGATTTGGTTATCTCTGATGGTGAGTGCCGAAAGACCTGCAAAATTCAGGATGACGGAGCAAAGCAGTATATCACCTTTAACCGCAAGAGATATTATGTTCGCAATGCTGGCACTCTTTATAGTCCGAAGTTCGTGATTATCGGCAGTATCGAAGATGCTGCTTCGGTATTAAGACTATGTAACTACAAGGTTGAAATCCAGAGCGACACGGCACTGATGGTCTACTACAAGGACAACGGCAACGGCCACACACAAGTCTCCATCTGCGATGAAAGCAGAGACGGCTACTATATGATAAGCGGTAAAGTTGAAAATCTTATTGATTGGATAAAAAGAGGATGAACGAAATGGAAAAATGCACATTAAGTAAATTTGAAAATATTGAAATTAAAAACGATACAAGAATTGCAAAAGATGACCTTGCATTTTGTGAATCTAACCAAAGATTATATCTTAAAGTTCTCAAAAATTATCAAAATATTTATGGCGACTTGCTAAAGGTACTGCAAAAAGAACAATCACAATTTGAAAAAATTGAGATGGAAAATACTTTTACTAAAAACGGATATTCTTATAAAAAATACGATTATCATTTTTTATCAATAAATAAAGAAGATTTTGCAGAAATAATATCTGGAGTTCACAAAATTTTTATCACAACTATTGTTGATTATTTTATTGAAAAATACGGCGTAGAATTAAATGTAAAATCTGTTGACGAAATACTCGGAATTGAAAAGCCAAAGCAAGTTGATGGTAATTATTGGGGCTATCGCAACCTAACCAATGAAGAAATTGATAAAATCAAAGAAAGAAACAGAGAATATGAAAAATCTCTGGATAAATACAGAGATAAAGTTATTACAGCAAAAATTGATTTTAATACTATCATTGATGATATTTTCGTCCAATTAGACGGATATTCTTTTGTTGACAAAGTTAAGAAAGAAATCATTGATTCTTGCAAGTCTGCTTGTTTTAATCAATATAGAAAATATGGTTATGCTGAATTAAAAAAGAATAAAATTTCAATCGAAACAGGTTTTGATAGTCATTTTAGTAGTATATGGAAAGAATATGAAGCAAGCACAGATAATTCAGCATTTAGGGCAATAATGAGAGCCTTATCATTTTTTGATAGCGGAGAAAATAACATTTCCATTTATGATAGCTGGTATTGCTCATTCATTTATTACAATAAAAAAGAAATAGATGGTATTTACGGCTTGCATTCCGCATACGGAAATAAGGTTGAATCATTCAAATTTTATAAAAACGGAAAGTGGGAAGTAAAGTTTATTTCAGAGGAAGAAGCACAGAAATTCTTTGATATGTACTGCAAATTGGAGGCTTAATAATATGAATTTATTAGATAAATTTACAGATATAAAAGTAGATAATTCAAAGAGATTACCAGCGGAAGATATGGAACATTGTAAGATTGAAGAAGAAATGTTTTTGAATGCGTACAACGCATATTCAACGGCTTATAACAGTGTCAAAAATGCTTTTGATAGGCAAAATCAATTTGATGACGGAAAATATAGCGGCTTTATCTGGGAATATTGCGATTGTGGAATAAATGATTTAAGAAATAAACTAATATCTTTGAAGTCATCCTTTATAAGTAAAATTGTCAGATATTTTAATCGAAAATATCACTTGAATTTATCCTGCAATAACAAATTTGATGGAACTACATATCATAAAGATTTAAGTTTAGATGTTATCACAATAGAGGAAGTTTTGGATGAATATATTTTCGGAAGATTAGAAGGATTGACATTTACAGAATGTGCAATTAAACAAGCTATGGAGAAGAACGACATCAAACGGCAAGAATGGAATAAATGGTGTGAAAAATGGAATTATTCAGTTAAAGGAAGAGCTATTAAATTCCAATACTCAATTACAGACCAAAAACCGCTTCTTTACTTCTACGATAACAACGAAACAGAAGTATGTTCGACATTAAAACATAATAAGATAGATTCTATTCAAGAATTTAAGAATGGAAGTGTATCAGTTAAGTTTTTGTCTGCTGAATTTGCATTAGAATTTGCAAAGAAATATCTTGGATATATTGAAATGACAGATGAAGAAATAGAAAAACTGAAAGCAGGAAATTAAAATGAAATATATTGTTGAAAATTTGATAATTCCACAAGATAAACGGGCAGAGATTAACAACAAAATTCTTTATTTGATTGACAACGGAATAGCGGAAGAAAACGGAATAACTGCAACTGACATAGCAAGCTCATACACCGGAAACGGTGGATTAAGTGGAGAAAAATTTTCAAATTATGAAAATTATTATGATTATTCAGAAGCCAAAAAAGAATTTGAACAAGGACAGTTTTTTACACCGTATGCCATTACCGATTTTGTAATACAATGTTTGAAACCGGACAAATTCGATATAATTATGGATTTAACTTGTGGTCACGGAGCTTTTGCAAATTCTGTTCCTCAGGAAAGTAATTTCTTTGGTTGTGAAATTGATATGAAATCTTATAAGGTTGCAAAATATTTATACCCAAAAGCAAATATCCGGTGTTCAGATATAAGAGTATATAATCCTGAAATAAGAGCAGATGTTATTGTTGGAAATCCACCATTTAATTTGAAGTGGCAAATTGGAGATACGACTTATATATCACAACTATACTACACAATTAAAGCATCGGAGAATATTAAACCGGGTGGTTTAATGGCTCTGGTAGTTCCATCAAGTTTTCTGGCGGATGATTTTTCCGATAGAGGAATGATAGAAGAAGTTTCAAAAGAATGGAATCTATTATGTCAGTTTGACATTCCTTCAGATACATTCAAAAATCTCGGCGTTACTAATTTTTCTACTAAAATTATGTTTTTTCAAAAGAAAAGCGAACATATTTTAGATGTAAAATTTAGCACGAAAAAAATTGCAATTGATTGTCTTAATATAGAATCTTCAAATTTCATTTATGAAAATTATATAAAGCCTGTAATCACTTTAATAAATAAGTTGAAAAATCAGTTGTTTTTTGAAAATTTACACGATGGCAAGACTCAAGAACAAAAACAATTTGAATATAAAGTTAAAAAAATGATGTTTGATATTAAGAGAAATCCTGCTTTACAGGATAAATATGCAAAATGCAGCGAGTATCTTTACAAATACCAAACACAGAAAATGCCAGAAGGAATGAAGTATGAAGAATGGGAAAAGAAGAAAATCACGCCTAATAAGGTACTTGCCTATTTAAGAAAAGTTATCAAATCTGAACATAAAGTCGAAATTGATAAGATTGAATTAGTAAAAACTGATTATGGGTTAAAGTTAAAACCATATAGCCGTAAAATGAAAATCTTATTGAATAAACAATATGGAGATTTTGGAAAATTTGTATCTATTAACGATATTGTCTCAGGTCAATGTTCATATCAATTTGAAAACAAAAAATATGAAAAACTTATTGATAAGAAAATTAAAGATTTTCAAAGTAATGAAGTATCATTTAAGGATATGGAACAAGATTCTGATATAATGAAATTTCTTGATAATTTTTCTATTCACGATTATAACAAAAATGAAACTTATAAGCTGACGGAAAAGCAAAAAGAAGATATAAATAAACTTTTGCAAAAAAGATATGTTTTCTTGCAGTGGGAACAGGGTAGCGGAAAAACTTTTGCCGGCATAGCTCAAATGGATTATAGATTCCAACACAACAATATCAGAAATGCTTTTGTAGTCTCTACTGCTATTGCAATAAATAACAACTGGCAAGATTGCCTTGAGGCTTACCATTATGACTATATAAGAATCAATAGTTATTTGGATATTCAGGAGATTAAAAAAGGACAAATTGTTTTAATTACTCTTGATATACTCAATACTTTACAAAAACATATTAAGAGATTTGTTAAAATGCAATCTCAAAAAGTTATGCTTGTAATGGATGAAAGTGATAGCATATCAAATCAAAATAGCAAGAGAACAAAAGCAGTATTAAGTTGTTTTAGAAAAATTAAATACAAAGTATGTATGACCGGAACAAGCACACGAAACAATATTTGTGAAATTTACCCTCAACTTGAATTGCTTTACAATAATAGCGTTAATATGTTGTGTGAATGTGAAACTGTTTATGTTGTGGATAAAAATAAGGATTCTGAAACCAAAGGCGAAATTATTTCCGATTTTAATGAACAATATAATAATCCATTCCCAGCATATAAGAAAGGATATTCATTATTCAGCAAATGTTTTCTGCCAGATAAAACCACTGTATTTGGAGTTGTTAAAAAGACACAAGATATATATAATTCAGAAGCATTGAAAAAATTGCTTGACAAAACGATAATCACAAGGAAATTTGAAGAAGTCACAGGCAAGAAAATTTACGAAATCAAAAATGTCACTTGTAAATTCACACCGGAAGAAGAAGCACTATATTCAATAGCAATAGAGGAATTTTATAAAATGCAATATCTATTTAAGACAACAGGAAACAGCAGAAAAGATGCTATGTTGAGAATCTTAAATCAATTAACTCTTTTGCTTAAAATATGTGCTTGCCCTCACACATTCAAAGAATATTCTTCAACTGAATTGTCGAGTAAATATAAAAAAGTATTTGAGATGATTGAAAAGTGGAATAATGAAAGAATTGTAATAGGTGTTCGCCACGTTGACAATGTTTATTCTTATGCCACAGCAATTAAGGAATTATATCCGAATAGACCATTGTTTGTTATTACCGGAAATAACACGACATTAAAGAAAAGAATATCAATTTGTAATAAACTAAAAAAAACAAGAAATGGTATTTTAATTTGCACACAGCAATCATTATCGTGCAGTATGAATATTGACTTTGTAAATAAGTGTATTATTCCAGAATTGCATTGGAATAATGCAAGTATGAGTCAGTTTTATTTTCGATTTATCAGATTTACTTCTACGGAATGGAAGGAAATATATTTTGTAACTTATGAAAACAGTATAGAAGGAAATCTGTTAAAAATGATTCTGTGTAAAGAAAAATTGAACCTTTTTATGAAAGATCAGGATTTGACAGACGATGAATTATATGAACGTTTTGGGGTGGATAGTAATATGTTACAGAACCTCATGTATAAAGAAAAAACGGAAGAAGGTTATGTAATAAGATGGGGAGATCAAAAAATATCATAAAGAAACAACCATATACAAGGAAAGAAATTTATTCCAAAGATTTACCTGTTCTTTTAGAATCCGATACTGGTAAAAAGATATATGGAAAATTCATGAATATTGCAGATGAAACAGCACAATCTTGGTTGCAAGGTGTTGTAGATTCGACAGAAATTTTGCATATAGATATACAAGGGTTGGATGTGCTTTGGAATCTTGTTCAAGAGTATGGCGTACCAACCGCAAAGAAAATGTATAGGGAGGTTTAATTATGGATTTAACAGAATTCTATCCTGAAGAAATAGCTGAAGCACTATGTAATTTAGCATATGATAATCCTACAACAGAAGTTATAAATGGCTGTAAAGACGGTTTGCTTGGATTATTAGCATTAGCTCAAAATCCATATAATCCAGAAGGATACAGAGTATTGTACAAAGTGCTTGAAACAATTGTAGATGTACAGGAGGTTTGATTATGGGACAGTATTATAATGTTGTAATTAAGAATAAGAATACAATAATCACATACAACAAAAAAGTTGATGGCAAGTACACAATGCCAAAATTGACAGAACATTCGTGGTGGTATAATCCATTTGTTTCTTCAATTACAAAATTGTTATATAAAAATCCATGTCAAGTGGCGTGGATAGGTGATTATTCTCAAACGGAATGTACAGAAGAAATCAATCCGATACTCTTTGAGTTTGCTTGGGGAGATGAGGTTGAAAAGCACAGCATACATCAGGATGAAATGTATCTTGACGGCAAGTATCTTGTTAATCATACAATAGGAGCATATCTCGATTGTGACAAGTATAAAGCAAGATGCAATAATAATGATTGGATTTTACATCCATTGCCATTATTGACAGCCGTAGGCAACGGTTTGGGCGGTGGAGATTATTATGGCATCAATAAAGATCAAGTTGGCGGTTGGGCTTGGTGTACAATATCCGTTGAAGATAATATTCCGGTTGGATATAAAGAACTTGAATATATATTCAGAGAAGATTAAAACGGCACTTTTATAGCTCGAACTTGTTTATATAACATTACATAATATAGTTTTTTTTGAAAATCAAGGAGGATTAAAGTATGGATATATCAAAAATACAGAAAATATACAACGATATTGATCGGGTAATCAATTCTTCAATGCTGGATAAATATGGAACTATCGAAGATATTTTTACATCTTTGTGTGGGCGTGATGATGAGATGTTGACTTTTGAGTATGCTGTTAATGTCTTGATTAGTCTGGACAAAGGACGTTTTTATCGAAAAAATCTTGAAAGGTATATGGACATATTTTGCGGTAACGCACAAATGGTAAAGGCATTACTAAATAAGCAAGGAGAAATTATAAAACAGTATCATGATTTTCAATTAAAATGGATGGCTGCACACGGTTATTCTCTAATAGATTTTTTAAGTAAAATTAACGATTGTTATGAGGAGTTACAGGCAAAAGAGCCAGTGTTTAAAGGTTGTCTTTACGATAAGACTATTGATATTTGGGATGCATTTGATTTGTTTGAAGATACAGGATTTAAAGGTGGAATGATTTATCCTTGCTTTGATGAATGGTTAGACAATGAATGTATAGAAGATGACGACTAAAAATAAAACCGATATTTTAATGCCGATAAAGAAAAAGGAGTGTGTAAAGTGGACAAGATAGAGAGCATGTTTAGTGTTAATGGTTATAATGAAGATGCTGACACATATGTACCCTACGGATTGTTTGGAACATATATCGAAGCCAAAACTCATCTCAATACATTATTGCCCTTGCTGAGAAAAGGTTTACTCACAAACAGGAGAACAAAAGAACCGATAGATTGGCTTAACATTGTGGAAAATAATAAAATATTAGCGAGTTTCACTTGAAATATTGTTGATATTATGATATAATAAAGGAGAATACAAAATGAGACAATATACAATTGACGATGCAAAACGGTTGATAACTGATTTTTGCGAAGAAGAATATGGAACAGAGAATGTTGACTTTTCAAACCTTGAATGTATCGGTATTGCCTATACAACAACAGAAGATGAACGGTTTGAAATCCAAACAAACATTGATTTGATACACAATACAATGGATACGATGATTGGCATATGAGTATGTCGAATTGGTAAAACATAAGGAGGATATAATATGCTGTTAAGACCAAAATATTTGTCAAATGGCAACGCTTGTATTGATTATAAGAACGGTGTTGTGATTCTTACAGTCATCGACAAGGCAAGCGGTCATGAGTATACAGTGGATATGTATGGAATTGACCGAAAAACTTTCAAAAATGGTGATTGGCAAACACTATTTGAAAAAGTAAAGGAATGGCAAATCTGGAAAAACAATAAGGCATTAGATTTCACAGATGGTTTTGCTTTAACTTACGATACAGACAATTGCGAGATAGTCTTTGTTGAAAGGAAAACTGGTGACACACACACATATATATATAGACCTTGCCCAGATGGGAAAGGATATTGTACAATCACAGGGGAAGACGAATGTGATGGTTGCAAGCTTAATGCAGGGTACGATGGCTATGGTGTTAGACCTTGTGGACAACAACACTGCTGGTGGGGTTGTGTTTTCTGTACAGAGAATCACTATTCTTATCGAGAGCCATTTGAAGATAGCAAATAAAATGGAGGTATACAAAATGAAAAAAGTATATGAAGTAAGAATGGAAAATTGGGAATATCGCAACCGTAAAAATAATCTTACTACAAAACAACTTGCCGACCATGCGTGCTACTGCGGAGGTAATTGTTTAGGCGATACTTATAATGTTATCGGCAGATTTAACACTTTAGAGGAGGCTCGAAAGTTGTTTGAATCTTCAAAAGATAAGTGTACAACAACTTGGGGATTGGAGCATGGACTTCATACATACACTTATGATGTGTTGTACATCCAAAGCATCCCTCTTAATGAGGATGATGAAGAGGATTATGATGCGGATGCAGAGTGGGAAATTTGGGATATTTATGTCGCAGAATTAGCTTAACAATTAGAACAAGTACAAAATTTAGATCGGAGGCGACCATATGATGAATGATTCTCAAAGCATTAATGACATTTTAACTTCTATCTTTAAAAGTGTAGTGAAAAAACAGTGTGAGGAGGAGTGAACAAATGAAAGCTAACGCAAAAATAACTATTTCTCGTAATATCAATAATATAAATCAAATTATTATATCTATTACAGATGATGACTTTAAAAAAGATATTGACATTTTAATTGCTCCCGAACAGTTTGCACTCGCATTAACAGGTTTAGGCTATCAAGATTGCATTATTGACAGGCAGTAATAATTGTTGAGTACTAATCTACGGTTGAAGAAATAAAGGCAGATACTATTATTAACTAATATAGCGGGGGATATTTATGAAAAGATATGATAAAAACTATGAGGTAATACGGTTGCAATTTGATGATAGTGGGTTAATTGGTAATTCTAATTTTGAAGTGTTACCAAACTCTGAAATCATTGCTGTCAAAGATATTACTTCAATGCAGTTTGTTGATTATTATATCATTAACTATTATAAAGCATCAACTGATAAAGTGTGGCGGAATATATTTTTCAATGAAGCGTTTGAAGAAATGAATCAAGATAACGAACATTTATATATTAGATTTAGAACCAATGATGTTGTTGCTCAAACACACAGTTCGTATCAGTTGTGTACTGACAAATGTGTAGCATCAAACATTATTGAGGTGATATCAACATATAAAGCTATGCTGAATGTTATGAGCAGTGTTAAGGCTTCTTATGAGCAACCTATATATGAGTTATATGATAACGGCTATTGTTGCGATGATGGCAGTTATACATTGCAAGATGGCTCTGGGTATTTCGCATTAGCATACGAATTAAATTCCTGTAATTTTTATTATAACGATTGTATATATGAGGATTTTATTGGATGCGTGTACTGGCGGATTTATTGGTGCGATGACAAAGAGTATGAAGATACTTTATCAGACTTATACAAAGATGAAGATTTTGTGCTTTACCTGACCAACAAATCCGCTTGGTATGATAAACACAATAAATAAAATTCTTGTTTTAGAACAGATTCGTCATAAGGAGGAATGTAGTTTTATGAAAAGTCAATATAGAGAAATCAGAAGCAACTTCATTGATTATGATAAAAATATAATGTATATTGACGCTTGGAGAACAACAAGTTCCAACGAAGAGGGTAAAGTAATTGCCAAAATTAATCTTGCTAATTCCGAAGTGGAATATGTTGACGAGAAAGCTAAAACTGACGCTTATGCTCAGACAGTAATAAGGAGGGTGTTAAATGCCGTGGTTTGACAATAACAATAAACCAATCGAAGTTAATCATACTGAGATGATAGAAAGGGTAGAAAATGACATTCGGCTCTATGGTAAAGATTTGAAATGTTATGTTATTATTTCATCTCGCTCTGTTGTAGATTCGCCTGACATACAGATAGTAAGTAGATTTAGTTTAAAAAAATCTATTATAGGCGATATGACAGACAAAGAATATGCTCTATCAATTACGCTTGAGGAATTGTTAAATAGACTGCGGTACGAACATTATGTGCCAAAAGATGTATAAAACAAAGGTTTTATACATAAAAAAATAGACATCACTTCGACCTGCGAAAATCTGGTGATGTCTATACCAAGTAAGCTATCGAAAGATGGTCAGCGTTAGCCTACCCATTTTCTAAGCCTAACATAATGATACACTATTTGGAGAATTTTGTCAATGTTATTTCCATATTTTGTGGGTTGAATTTGGATAGGAAAATTTTGTACAATAATAGTGAAAGGTAAATGAATATATATGAACAATTTAAGAAGAAAGAAAATTAAGGTAGAAATAGATTCTATTAATATATGCATTGGTAAGTTAGAAAATATTCTTTCCGAAGAAGAAGAGTATTTAGATTCTGTTCCTGAAAATTTGCAAAACTCAGAAAGATATGAAGAGAACTGTGAGTCCTATGATAACTTTGAGGATTTACTTGATGATTTGTCATCGACTATTCAAGAATTGGAGGAAATTTATAATTGAAACAGGTAAATGAAAGAGCCTTTTTAAGAAAGTTAAGGAATAATGGGTATAGTTTTCTTAGGCAGAATGGTAATCATGCGATATATGGCAATGGAATGAATACTGTATCTGTACCTGTAAGAAATTTTAAATCAGTAATAGCTTTACGCTTAACTAAAGAATTAAACCTAATATAAATATGGTGATGAATCATGATAACGTTAGTGTGTATTATAGGGTTTATTATCTTAATTCTGTGGGAAAAGAGTAAAGAAAATTATGCAAACCATAAGATCAAAAAAAATAATAAACAATATTTAAATCAATATATTAAAAACAGAAATGATGATGAGCCAAAGATTTGATTGATAAATGTTGGTTTACTCATTGACAATATAGAATTTTTTGATTATAATTAAATTAAGTAATCGAACAAGTGTTCTATTTTTAAAATAAAAGGAAGCGGGTATAATGAACAACACAATTAACTTATTCAATGAATGTTGGAACTGGAGCATTTACCTTGATAATGGAATGATTATTCCTCGAAATCAGGCTTGCAAGCCACAAATAACTAATGACCTTGAAATGAATTGCAGGTGTAAGACTGAAACTGAAACACGGTTAATAGATTTATGTTTTACTGATTTTTGTAATTATGATTTTAAGAATTTAGTCTACATAGGCGAGTGTTCACTTGCTGATTTCGTATCAGAACAAGACTACTTAACAGCTTGTAAATATATTAAATGCCGTAAATTTACTTGTATAGAGTTAGGAACAGAAAAAAAGGCATATGTAATAGGCTATCTTCCTTCAGATCCGAACAATGAAGATTGTTTAGCGTATGTTTCTATGGGGTTTTACTTGATAGGTGATAGGATCGGAATGTTGAAGGATGTACAGACAGAGAGCTTGAAAATTATAAACGCACTTAAATTACATAGTTGCAAAAATAAATTTGAATTTTTTTCAATTTTTTTTAATAAAACTATTGACAACGGCAACAATAAATGATATCATATGAGCATAAACAATAGAAGAATAAAAGCGACGAATAAATGACGGTCAAATGTCATTTATTTCGGTAGCAACTTCATTGATTTAGTTTGATAATTAGTGAATGGATTATAACGGTAGATTTTGCTGCCGAATGGTGAGGGTATTATCCACTCACTAAAACTTATGTAAATTCAAAATAAGTACAAAAGGAAGGAGATTAGCGATGAGAGTCGCAGAAAATGTTAGTGTAAAGAATATTAAGTGCGGAGATGTATATTTCGCAAATTTAAGCGGTCAAGGCTCTCTGCAAACAGGATTAAGACCAGTCGTTGTTGTTAGTAACGATATCGGTAATTATTATAGTGGTATTGTTACGGTTATGCCGTTGACTTCTAAACATAAGAAAGATTTACCTACGCATATGAAAATAAAACCAAATGACATAAATGGTTTGAGAAGTGAGTCGATAATCTTAGGGGAACAGATTACTACAATTAATCAAAATCAATTAGGATATAAGATTGGTCAACTGACTGAGAGTGAATTAAAAGACGCTCGCCTTTGTGCTATTAACATGATGGGATTAAATTGTTTTGTACATCTATACAGCAATCTTCATAGGTGATAGATAATTGCTTGATAAATAATTGATTTACCTTTCCATTTTGTATTTGACAAGTTGCCTTACATATTGGTATAATATGTATTAATAATCGTGAAAGGCTGTTTGTTAATGGGAATGTGTGATAATGACCGTAAAGGTCAATCAATTATTGAAGAAATATTATTTGATCAAAAAGGAAAAATTCAAGTATTAGAGAATATTTTAAATTGTCAAGCAAAAACAAAGGAGTATCATTCTTTATACTTAGATACAGCATATGTTATTCATAGAATGTTATATAAATTGAAAGATATATCTGACAAAGAATGTTGTGATAAATCCCCTATATGGTGTTGGAATGAATATGATGTGTTATCCAAGATACAAGATGAAAAATATACAGAAGATATTGTAAGAAATAAATTATTAATTATGGAATATTTTAAAGTGTTAAAACGACCAATTCCAAAATTGATAATTGACTTTAAGGCTGATGTATTTGTACCGACTGTTATCCCAACACTGAAATGGACAACCTACAGTATTATATCTGAGGATTGGAGTAAATATTTCAAAAGTAAGATTCATCGAGATTTAACTATGATATTTGCTTTATTATACTTTAATGGGGCAAATGTAACTGCAAAAGAGGCAGATTGTTCTGTTAAACATTTGGGTACTAATAATAATATTGTCAATTTTGAAAACATTGCATTTGCAGTTCCGGATATGTTAGCTGAAATATTTAGGTTATATCCAAAATTGGATACGGTTCTTATTCGTAATCTTTGGAAAAATTGTGGTATTAATTCTTATCAGTTTCGTTGGTCGGGCATTTATCAACGATGTTACAAATATGATAAAGCTAACGATAATTTTATATTTTTATCTGTTACACCCAAACAAGTTAATACAAAAGTTTTATTAAGTTTTGGATTTCCTGAACCAAGAAATGACTTTGATAAAGGAAAGATGATTAATAGATATAAACAATGGCGAACATACTTTAATTTATGATTAATTTATATATTTTTTTGGCTACAAGATTAGTAGCCAAAAAAATACATATCAATGACCGTCACTTGTAATTTTTAAAATAAGAAATGGAACATATAATAAGGAGTGAAAATATATGAGTCAGCAATTGGCTTTGATTGGATTCAAGGAGCAATATGTTCCCGATATTAACATTGTTACAAATGATAATACTGAAATAAGCGGGAAAAGTTATCTTGATAATGTTGTTGAAATAAATCGTTATCTTGAACAAATGGACAATGAGGATGAATTATATTTTAACGATAACGAAAATTTAATTGATTGTATTGAAGTAGACAATAATTATTTAGGTACAAAGAAAATTACTGATAAAAGCACTGATGCTTTCACGCCCAATGAAGTAAAGCTCATGCTCGAAGAGCTTTTAAAACCTTCAAAATATTATATAAACAGTTTGAGAAATTATCTTTATATAGTATTGAGTGTAAATACAGCTCGAAGAGCAGGTGATATTGTAAGTTTAAAGGTTGGAGATGTTTTGCAAATCAGTTCTAATGGGGTAAGTGTTGGGGAATATATTAATTTACATGAGCAAAAAACTAAGAAATATGCTCATGTGAAAATTAACTCTTTTGCTAAATCAGCTTTACAATATTATTTCCGTGAATTAGGAAAATATAATCAACTTCATGGAAATTGTAAATTAAAAATGTCAGATTGGCTGTTTCCTAAGTGTTTTACTCCAGATGAACCAAATACAGTGGATGGGATGAGAAAAGTCATTCAGAGATTAACAAAAAAACTGCATAGTAAAAATCCACAAATGTTTTGCAAACATTATGGAACACATAGCTTACGAAAGACAATTGCCCGAAATGTTGTAGATCATACGACGGATGTCAAAGAACTTCAAATTACATCAGAATTTCTTGGTCATTCCAGCCAAAAAATAACGGCTGCCTATATTAATATTCAGCAAAAGGAGATTGATGATTTTGTTGAAAAATATGGTGTTGGCTTGGAAGTCTGATTTTATATATATTTAACTTATCTCCTTTTTTAGTTGGTTTATTAGTTGTGAAAATCAACCGTAAGTTTTTCAGAAATTCTTTTGCTTACGGTTTTATATATTGAGCAGTCGCCAAGCGGTTAAGGCACTGGACTTTGACTCCAGTATCGTGGGTTCAATTCCCACCTGCTCAACCAAACGGTATTGTGTAGCTTTATAACCTTGCGGTTCAAAATAAAAAACTCCTATTCAGTCGCTTAAGTTGGCGTTGAACGGCGGTGTCCCTTGACTGTTGTTCCATCAGCCTTCAGCCTACACAATACCGAATATGACACAGTAGTCCAACGGCAGAGACAGCAGACTTAAAATCTGCACAGTGAGAGTTCAAATCTCTTCTGTGTCACCATATGGACTGTTAGCTCAACAGGTTAGAGCGGCAGACTTAAAATTTGCGGGTACAGGGTTCGACTCCCTGACAGTCCACCATTTGCAAGTGAGTGCAATCGGCACAAACTCATTTTGTAACCTCCTTGACGCATGACGGATAAGCGTCACCATAACGGTACATGGTTGTTCATCGGTATGAACTGAGTCCGTCCAAATAAAAGAAAGGAAAAAGTCCAATGAAGAAGTTAAAAGCTGAACTACATAGAATGAGATTCTGGATAAGTGCAATATCAATCTCCGTTACGATTCCATTGTTTATAATTGCTCGATTGGGAGCAGTGAATGAACGAAAATCAGAAATGTTCGGTGGCGAATTATTGATTTTGTTCATTCCATTCATTGCAAATATGATATACATAAACATCAAAGATACAATAATTGAGCATCGCAGAATGACGATGATTCTCAAAAGAAAGAAAGTTCCAAAGCCCACAATTGTGGTTAAAAATATTAAGAGTATAAAGGAGAATACATAATGTCCAAAGTAGTTAAAAGTTACAAAGGTTTTAATAAAGATATGACTTGCAGAGACTTTCAGTATAAAGAAGGCAAAGAATATGAAACAAGTAAAGCTGTTGTTTGTAATGAAGGATTTCATGCATGTGAACACCCTTTAGATTGTTTAGGTTATTATCCACCAAATACAAGTGTATATCATGAAGTTGAGCAGACAGGCGAATTTTCATCCGATTCTGGTAGTAGAGATTCAAAAATTGCATCAACTAAGATTAAAATTGGTGCAAAATTAAGCATAGCTGGACTCGTTCAGGCTGCAATAGATTTCACCAAATCCAAAACCGTCACAATGCAGGATGCTACAGGAGATTGTGGTGCTTCCTCAGCTACAGGAAATTACGGTGCTTCCTCAGCTACAGGAGATTGTGGTGCTTCCTCAGCTACAGGAAATTACGGTGCTTCCTCAGCTACAGGATATAAGGGTGCTTCCTCAGCTACAGGAAATTGTG